AGAAATAAATAGAAAATAGATAAATAAAAAAAAATCTCTATATAATATAAAAGATGGGAGACAACAACAACAGTCAAAGTAACAGTCAAAGAAACAGTCAAAATCAAAATGGTGGTCGTCGTAGAAGATCGCGTAAGATGAGAAAATCAGAAAGAAAGTCGCGTAGACATAGAAGACGTCATACTCGTAGAATGCGCAAATAATATAAGTTATAAAAAATATAAAATAAAATATTATTATTAAAAAATGGATTATTTAGAATTAAACAATAGGTTGAATATAAATAATTTGAAAGATTTAATAATAATATACTGTGGTCCAAAAGTAGGTTCAACAAGTTTAGTGTCTTCATTGAGATTGTCATGTAGTGATAATAGCAACGTGATCCATTTACATGATGACGCAATGTTAAGAATTTTAACCCAAAGCGATGATTCAGTGTCAATTTCAGGATTAATAGAATACAATAGTAAACAAAAAAAGGTATTCGTAATCGATATTTATAGAAGTCCAATCGAGAGAAAAATGTCAGAATATTTTGAGAAATTATGTGATTTGCATTTTAATAATAAACCAGAAGAAGTGAATAATTACAATTTACATAGAATAACAAAACGTTTCAATGATATATTTAATCACATAGGTAAAGGAGACCATTATATAGATAAATATGATATTCCAGTAATAGAAAGTTTTGATGTAAAGCGTAAATATCAATTGCAAGAGATAAACAACATAACATACATAAAACTGCGTCTGAAAGATTCACATGAATGGTCGAAAATCTTAAGTAAAATAATGAAAAGACAAATTTATATAGTTAGAGATTATGAAACAATAAACAAAGATATAGGAGATTTATATAAAAGATTCAAATCGGAATACAAACTGCCGTTAAACCTTTATCAAACGATAGTAGAGGATGAATATTTGTCATTTTATTATACAGAAGAAGAGAGAAAAGAATATTTAAAAGAATGGTTAAAAAGAGTATGCGATAAATGCGATACATGGTCGGAAAAAGAGTATGATTTTTATAGAAGGATATGCATAGAAAACCTAACGCAAAATGATATCCAAAAGCATCATTATATAGATTTAGGTTGTACGTGCAAATATTGTACGGCGAAGCGTTTAGAAATAATAGAAAAGGTAAAACGTGGTGAAGAGATAAAAGAAAAGATAATTCATGAAGAGTTGGTGAAAAAGGATAAATACCAAATGTTTTTGCATGCAAAACAGATGCAAAAGCCTGTAAATAGAAAAGTGAATTTTGGTGTATTGATGAGTAATAAATAAAAAAAGTGAAAGGTAGGGGTAAAGGTTTGAAATAGTGAATCGTGAATCGTGAAATGGAGTTGTCAATATTCGCAATAGTAATAATAATAATAATAGGTATATTATTATTATATTTGTTATCAGTATTTATTTGTGTTGTATTGTGTGGTGGTGGTAGTAGAGTGTATAATGAAAGTGTCAATGTGATAGATAATTCAGATAATACAATAATAGTGTCGGTCCAGGTAGTAAAAATAGTGCCGATAGTAGAAGTTGATTCAATGTTGCAAATAGATGATACAATATCATGTGGTATTCCAGAAGCGAATGTGGTATGATTTCTCTCCAAGTCCCCCAAAATAAAGACAAATTAATCTTTTTTTTTTGTCACTGGTATCCCGTTTCATGACCGATATCTCGATTCTTCTTATTGAGAGCATTATCGAGTATAGAAGTGTTCCTAGTAAGTTGCAGAATCCCAATCAACCCCGGCATCCCAGGCGCGCCATCCTGACACTCCATCCTTAGTATACACTACATATAGGGTGTCGAATATGTGCGCGAATAGAGGGTGATGATAGTGTATTCATCCCCATTCTCGAAAAACAGATATCATTTTCTTTAAGTTAAAAAAGCAATTTATTATTTAAAAAAGAAAGAAAAATTAGACAAAAGTTTTTTTGATTTTTGAAAACGGACATTTATTTTTGTCCATTTTGTGTTTTCTAGAAAACTTTTTGCAAAAAACATAAATGAGAGCATAATTTAATTTTAAGGTCACATCCCAAAAAAAATAATTTTGATTTTGTTACGATAAAAATTGAGTCAAATTTCAAATATTTTTCTCTTTGTAGACTATATAGCAACTTTAGGAAACAAATGGAATCATTTTCTGGCAATTCATGTGTACCAAAATATCATTGTATTAAATGTGACTATAAATGTAATAAAAAATACAATTGGAAATTACATTTGCATACCATAAAGCACAATATAATAAATGAATGCCATAATTCAACAGAAACTGGCAAAAACTGGCATAAAATGGCAATTCATAGTTGTGAAAATTGTGGTAAAGAATATAAAGATAGATCAGGTTTATGGAAACACAAAAAAAAATGTGTAAGCCCAGAAATAGAAGCGCAAAAACATAATTTAGAATTACAGAAACAAAATTTAGAATTACATAAACATATATTGGAGATTTGTAAAAATTTGCAACCGGGTACAATGAATAACAGTCATAACAACAACAACAACAACCACAGTAATAACAAGACGTTTAACCTGCATTTTTTTCTGAATGAAACATGCAAAAATGCAATGAATATTTCAGAGTTTATCGAGAATATTTCTCTCCAACTCTCCGATCTAGAGAACATGGGAAAGCTAGGTTATGTGGAAGGTGTTTCAAAAATTATTATAAAAAATCTCAATGCATTGGAAGTGACGCAACGTCCATTGCATTGTACGGATAAGAAGAGAGAAGTAGTGTATGTAAAAGACGAGGATGAATGGCAAAAAGAAGAGGAAGATAAAAAACGAATAAGGGAAGTGATAAGCAACGTAGTTTCAAAGAACATGAAATTATTGCCTGAATACGAAAATAAATACCCAGAATGCATGAATCCAGAATCAAAAAAATCCGATGAATACAACAAAATCATCATGGAATCAATGGGAGGTGGTATGGATGTGGTGGATAAAAACAAGGAAAAAATCATTAAAAAGGTATCAAAGTCAGTGTTAATAGAGAAGGAGGAATGAGAGAAGGGAAGGAACATTCGTGGAACTTTCTTTCGAATGGTTTCTCTCCAGATCCGATTCCCAAATCCATAAATCCTGTCAATATTTTTGTTACTGGTTTCCAGATTCCTCACCCATTTCCGGATTCCTATTATGAGAGCATAAATGCAGGGTGTTCCTACTAACGCGCAGACAGGCATCTCGGTGCACGGTTCTTATACACTTGATAATAAGTGTAAACTGCGTATATGGTGTAGTTAATGGGTGCGAATAGTATTTATAGTATTATAGTATGGTATACTATGATTACCCCCATATCTTTTCTCTCCCGTATCACGAAAAAAAGTATTTAATTTAATTTAATTTAATTTATAAAATCATAACAAACTATTTAACTATTTTCATTTTCAATTTCTGTAAAGTAATCCATTATTGGATCATCATCAAGATCACTATTATCATCATCCAGATAATCACTATCATCATCATCATCATCATAGTCTTCATTGTCAGCAATATCATCTTCAACCCTACTATCACGAATGCCAATCTCCTTGGATTGGAATAAATCGGCTCTGCAAATAGGACACGGTAATTCACGTCCGTTAGGTTTGATTAGACACCAACACTCAACACATAATTTATGGTCGCATGACGTGGTTGTCTTGGTAACTTCCAGACAAACACAGCATTCTTCAGGATGTTTTTCGTCACATGGAACACTATTAAGCATCTCCATGTTACTACGAACATGAGGAACTTCTCTCGGATGGGAAATTTGAGGAGTGACAAAGACGCCGTTTAATCGATCAAATTTCATGACATTGATATCATGATTCATATGTTTAATAACAGTTTCATAATCTTTTAATGTGTATTTAGTAAGCTTTTTAATATAGGTTTTTCGAAAAAGTAATTGACGTACAACGAATGCTCTCTCATTATGTTGTGCTATATTATACATTAACATTTTGGATGTTTTAATGCCTAACGACATGCCATTATCATTGACGATGAGTTCACAACTTACTTTTAAGCCATCGATTACAAATACTGGTAAAACGACAAACGAACTGCCGTCACTCATAGTGTTATCAATAGCTAGTTTAATAGAGATAGGAAGCCCTTTACTAGCGATAGGAACGCATTTGCAACTCTCAGTTTGACTCTGGGCGTTAATAGTAACAGACATGGTAATTTAACGGATATATTTTTATTGACACTAGCAACAATCAGAAAATTCATTTCAATTTTTTTCATTTTCGCCCGTTTCTAGCGACTGCTTAAAATTTTTAGCAAAAGAACCTTCCCGGAACCTTCCAAAGCCAGGAACTGAAGAAGGAACCTTCCCGGAACATTCCTCGCAACCCAAAAGCAAAAAATTTAAGTGAACCCCAAAAATGAGTGTAAAATGAAAAAAATTGATTTGATTTTTACGCCCTAGCTTTCTCTCAATCAATACATATACCAGTTTAAGACAACTTCAACAATGACAACCGTAATGCCACTAACAATGACACAAGAGATGAGTAACACCCTTTTTGATGCCATCATGAGACCGCCTACTACTCATGAAGACAGACTAAAATACGCTCATGCTACACTGACAAACATCATTCTGAATCATGGAGAGCATTTTAGATACTTCTTCAACAAACCAGATGATTTGGTAGCATTCGCAACATGGGTGGATAAAAAGGAGAAAGGAGAGCTTTATACCGATCGAGAAATGCTAGGATTAAAGGCCTTAAACAGCTGTCAAATTAAGTACATTTCATTAGCCATATTTAAAAATTTAGCATTAGACATTTTTGATAGAGATCAATTTCTTGCAGACTGTGGTGTTCCAAAGGGCTACAAACCACCATTGTATCATGATGATGATTATCATGATCTACCAGAATTGATAGATATTAGTTCAGATAGTGATGAAGCATAATTTTATAACATGTAATTTTAACTAAATTTCCACCTTTAGTAAAGGTAGAGCCAAAACAAAACGGCTTTTTTTTATGAAACGGTTGAATTATTGCAACGGCCAGAAACGGCTAATTAAAAGTACAAAAACTCACCAAAAAACTGTTAAAAATGAAAAAAATTTAAGTAAATTAAAAAATCCATAATCGAAAAAAAAAATTGAAATTAAATTATTCTCATTTAGAAGAATCATTAAAAAATAATCAGTTAAGCGTCCAAATAATTTTAAGTAAGCAATTTCAACTCAATTTCAATTAAGATTTCTACTATTTCGAATATTCAAATATCCAATATTTCAATATTTAATATGTCAGCTCAAAACGAAACCCTAACCCTAAACCAAGCCCAAGTTGTTCCTGTTGAATCAGTCGTTTCATTCGTTGATGAAAAATCAATGGATGTCGTCGTTGAAAATCAACAAGAAAATCAACCAAAAACCAAAAAAGAATTAAAAATGACAAAAAAAACAAAAAAATTAATCGTATTATGTGGTAAATTATATGGTTTTGACGGTGAGGAGGCAATTACTCGTTTATTAAATCATGAAAAGCCTAAGAAAGAAAAGAAGGCCAAGGAGCCAAGAAAACGTAAGTCAGTTGCTTCTAATCCTGAAGACGGAGAGAAAAAGAAGAGAGGAAGACCAGCCAAAACAGTCAAAGTAGTAGAGGAATCACAAGTCGTAGATATGTTCGCAGACATTGTATCAAAAGATGATGTTGCACCAGAAGAAGAAGAACATGTCGAAACTCCCTTCGAAACTCCTGTCGAAACTAAAAAGGTAAAAAAGTCAAAGGTCCTCAGTGAAGAGGAGAAAGCAGAAAAAGAAGCCAAGAAAGCTCAAGAAAAAGCCGATAAGGAAGCCAAGAAAGCTCAAGAAAAAGCCGACAAGGAAGCCAAGAAAGCTCAAGAAAAAGCCGACAAGGAAGCCAAGAAAGCCGAAGAAAAGGCTCTAAAAGAAGCCGAAAAAGAAGCCAAGAAAACTGAGAAACCAGTCAAAAAATCAAAGGCCAAAGCTGAAAAAAAGGCACCCGAATCAGTCGAATCAACTCCATCTGTTTCTGATAACGAATCTGAAACAGAGCAAGAAGTTTTCAAGGTAAAGAAATTCGAGCATAAAGGTGTATCTTATTTAAGAACACGCAATGGTGATAACTGGCATGAAAACGGTCACATCTACAACATGGTCCAGGATCTAGTTGGCTTTTGGAACGAGCTAAATCAAGACATCCAATTTGTCGAAGAAGGTGAGTGCGAAGAAGAGGAATACGACGCATAAATAATTAGTTAGATAGTTAGTTTTATAATTTGTAATTTAATGTAATATATGTTTTTTTTCCAATCACCCATTTCCCGTTTCCTCACCCATTTCCCGTTTCCTCACTCATTTCCCGATTCCTGTAAATGGGGTGATTCTCGTATATTGTTCTGGTTGTTACTAGTAGCACCCTGATACACTCCATAATGGCTGTAAGCGGGTTGTGAGTGTCGGGTGGTTGGGTGGTTACAGAGTACAGAGTACAGAGAATCACCGTTGAAAATAATCGCTAATATCAATCCCACTATTACGTTCGCCACTAACTAATTTTATATAAGGTAAAGAATACACTTCATCTCCTCTATTCTTAATAGTATTCATAGTACATTCATTATTTAATTTGCAATCAAATCTTATTTTTAACATATCATTTTCTGCAGGTAAAATGATCGTAGGCGTCGACGAAAAATCCAACTGTTTTTGAAAAACATATTGTAAACAAGCATGTTGTGTTAAATATACACCACTCGAATTTGGGTAAACCTTACTAGTATCTATTTTTTCGACATCCAATAATTTCCTATAATTCTGAAATCCCATTTGTATCGCGCGTTCATATTGTATCAACCACAAATTAATCACCTTACTATTTATAGGAACCATAATAAACCAATTTTCAACATATAAAGGTACGCCTTTGTTTGAAAATGCACCATTCTCATAATTTTTAAAATTAAATCCAGTAAATTGACTTTGAATCTTTATACTGTCGTTGTATAATTTGACAACTGCATTGATATCATTTATTATAATGGATGCATCAATCCAAGTACCCCCGTGTTTATTTAATAAATAAAGCCTTATCCAATCAGCTTTATGTTGAATACCAAGCGTATTAAATTTTTCCGGATAAACATCCTTTGAAATATAATTATCAATATTCAATTCATTCAAATAAATAATTTCCCAATCTTGCAATTTCGTAGCATTATTTTCTTTAATCAAATCAATCAGTTTTGGCAATTCAGGGTTATCCCAATAAACCCAAATAGTTTTGGGAATAAAATAAGACGATTTTTCTTGTTGCAAATTAACATTCAAATTAAAAGACAAAAAAATCAATGTCATTATAACAACTATGACTAGAAGTATAATGACAATAATTTTCTTATATTGCATATATTCCCTACTTCCTACTACCTATATTTTTATCATATACGTAGAAAATAAAAACCTAATATAGTATAAATGCAAGAAGTACTATTTGTCATATTCGCTTTTTTCATTACATTCATAATAGAAAAGACCACCAACATAACCCCGACAATCAACTATGCGAATAAATTCGAATACGTCCCCATAATCACATCAGTTATCTACACGGATTTATTTATTATTTTTGTGACCTTTTCGCGTATATATAATAAAATGCCATCTTTAGAAGGATGGTATAAAAAATACAGACTATCAGCAATGATAGCAGACATATTGATCTGTGTTTTATATATTTTATTAGGCAGGTTTTTGGTGTATACATCAAAATTAAAAATAGGTCTCACAGCATTTGCAGGATTATGTGTTGTAATTCAGCTAATTTTCGACTTTTTATTTTTTATACTATTCACTGTAATACCTAGAGGATCCAATGACATGTTAGATTATTTTAAAGGCTATTCAAAAGAAGTAGGTGCATACGCTTTACTAGGAGATAGTTTCCTGGTAATATTCGCAGTAGTATTGAGTGCATTTTTAAACACAAGAAGTTTTGATACAAACATAATATTATTAATTGTAAGCATATACTTAGCCCCTTATTTAATATACATGAAAAATTAACCCTACCCCACTAACTCCAACAAAAAAGTTTTTATAAATTATAAAATACAAATACAACTATCCAAGTAAAACTAAACTATCAATCAAATTATCCAACTCTCGCCAGTTCGCGCATATCCATATTGACATCCGTTTCTTCCCCATCCTCCCCATCCTCCCCATACCCCCCCTCCTCCCCATCCTCCCCTCTCTCCCCTCTCACACCTTCATAATCTTCCCAAAAATACAGGTCGTTATCATCATCACTATCGTCATCACTATCATCGTCATCCCCCTCCCCACCATCAATTGGTATAATAGTACCAGTATTTTCATTATAAATCCCAGTAATACGACCAGGACGAGTAGCACCAACAAGGTCATCACCCCCATCCCCATCATCACCACCACGATCATAAAAGTCAGAATATAAATTATCCAACCCAACAAACCCTGGTGGAAACAAATGAGCCAACTTTTCTCTCTGTCTCAGATTCTCTCTACAAATAGGACAAGGTAATCTTCTACGAATCATTCTGATATTCCCCCAACACATCACACATAGTTTATGTCCGCATGGTGTAGTAGTCTTCGTAGTCTCCAAACAAACACAGCATTCTTCGCCCTCCCCATCACCACCACCATCACCACCATCACCACCACCACCACCCACTAATGGATGCAAGTTATCCGCAGTATATAATACCCCCTCCAATTTATTGAATTTCATACACGAAACATCTAGACTAATTTTTGTAAGAACCGTATTATAGACATCCACCTCATACTCACACCCCACACGTTTTTCAATATATGTTTTTTTATATAAAATTGGTTTGTATGTAAAAATACTATCCATGGTAATTAACCTTTTTTTCTTGTACATCCAAACATCAATACCGTATAAAATCAACGATAACCCATTCGCATTACCAATAAACTCCGGAATCACCCTAATTCCTTCTATTGTAATTTCGGGTAACCGAATACGCCAACCCCCAACCCCACATTTTCTCTCCATAGCGTATTTATGAACTACTTTTGCAAGTTCATAATCCCCCAGATTATCAGCAGATGCAGGACCACATAGAATATCACCCAAAATATAATGTTTCGACATATCAATTCAACTTAGTTTTTGTATCTTCCAACCCCCAAAACAAAAACCGCGTCAATTTTAATTTTATTTTTTATATTTATTATAAATAAAAATAAACATAAAAATGAATACTAATATATTTTGTAAATTACCAGATGATATAATAAAGAATATTCTTTTATACGACGAACATTTTATTATGAGAGAAGGAGTCATAACATCTATAATTCCAAAAACAGATTATAGATACAAGTTACTACATTTTTTTATTCCAAAATTACACATTAAAGAGAACTTACACAGTATAATTAAATACACATACCATTTACCAAATTTATATAATTATAAAGGCAGGTCAAATGATAATCCTGACCTTATACATGTAAATATTAACGAGTATAGTAATTTTGTAAAATATTCAATTTGGATAGGAAGACAATATCCCAAACATTTCATTTGCAATAAAAAACAAATTTATTATATAGAAAACCCATTAGAATACAATTGGATTTACACTAAATATGAATATACAAGAAAATAATCACAACCTCACCCCCACCACTCCACCAACCCACCAACCCAACCTCACCCTCACTCAAAATCTAAGATTAGAAAATCATTCATAAAACGAGCTCTCTCGCTCGGCGTCATCAACGACAACAGAAATTTGTTTTTAATCTCAGTTTTTGTCCCAGTATTCAAATAAAAATGCAGATTAATAAACTCATATTTTTGATCTAGAGAAAACCGACAAAACAATATATTCCTATCAAGAATATCAATAAAACAACTATTAACTCTTTCTATCAACGAAACACCACCGTTACATAAAAAAGCCAAATCAACAAGCAAACAATATTCATTCAAGTCATAAAAATAATAATCACCAATCATACGATAATCAAAAACAAAATTTCGAATATCGTCCAACAACGCTACACCCTGTTTCCTATAAACATAAGGCATAATATGATTAATAAAAACATCCAATGGTATTTTTTTCCATAAATCATCAGACACAACACCCATTATATAAACCACAATTATTTTTATTAAAAAAAAAATGATTTTATAATGGACCATCAACCAAACCCAACATAAATCCAAATCAAATCCAACCGTAAAAATGAAAAACGTAAATCGAATTGAAAACAATTCTGTAGTTGAAGAATATGGTGATGATTATCTTATTTATTGTGATGGATCCATCTACAAAGGTGAATTACAATGCTGTGAAAACAGCGATAGTATTAGACATGGCTATGGTATTATGACATACTCGAATAGTGTAAGTTCATATACAGGATATTATAAGGATAATATAAAACATGGTAAGGGAATATTAGTAGATGATGATAATGGTACAATATATGACGGAGACTTTGAAAATGGTGTAAAGTCTGGTAAAGGTAAATTTATGTCGTTAAATGGAAAATTCAAGTTTACTTATGAAGGTGAATTTGAAAATAATATTCGGTCTGGTAAAGGCAAATATGTTTCACATAACGATAACATAATCATTAGCTATGATGGTGAATGGAGAGATGATATTAGACATGGATATGGTAAATATTCATACATAGAATTATACAACCCTGAACCCAACCCCAACCCTGACCCGAACCAAAGCACCAATTTTTATGAAGAAGAATATGAAGGTTTTTGGATTAATGACAAAAAAGATGGTAAAGGTGAATTAAAAATAAAAGGATTATGGCGTAATAATAACTCACTATTTTCAAGTATTGAAGAAAAAAAAAACAATAAAAATCAAGAAAAAAAAACTAGGTATGAAAGCACAGGCGAAACATTTTGTAAAGAAGCATTTTATTATATGTTTCCACCGGATGAAAAATACGAATTTTATTAAGTTACAAAATTCACATATTCGACATATCATGTTATCATTTTTACACTTTCATCTTTTACATTTTCATCTTTTACACTTTCATCTTTTACATTTTCATCTTTTTTTGCAATTTTTTCCTGATATAAAATCATCAACGCCCTCAGCAATTCATATTCAACGTTACACATGTACCAATTGAATTCATCCACACTAGAACTCCATCGGCCGTTTTTTATATAAAACAACCCGGTAATAATATTACTTTTTTGCTGACGTTTCCTATCTATTTCAGTGTGAATATTATGAGAATAATAATCGCTTCTTGTAATTGCATTCCACAAACAAAACCCTTTCACCGATTTACAATACACTTTATATTTTGTAGTCCAAAATATATTTAAATTCCTATCAACACAACTATAAGATTCATCATGAATATATTCAAATATAGGAGTCAAATTCCTATTGTCACACATAGGAGGCGACACCGTAAAAATTCTATAATATAAATACTTCCAGTTGATAGATTCTAATTGTTTCGAATTAAACCCCTTCAACATTTTTTTAATGAATTTTTCATCGATTTCATATTTTTGATACAACAATGACAGTTTAATATCAACCGATAACACATAATCCCTAATAATACTAATCAAATCATCAGGCAAACGCTTAACAAAATACGACATGAAAAACCAATATCCAGGAGTATTCTTACTTACTTACTTACTTACTTACTTACTAACAAAACCAAAAATAAATCAATTTTTTTAAATTAAAATCCATCCGAACCCTAAAATCAAAAAATTTTAAGTAATTTAAAAAATGCATATTCGAAAAAAAAAATTGATTCAATTTTCACTCCAATACACATCAATAAAACAAATCAATCAAGCAATCAATTAATCGTTACAATCAACTTACTTACTAACTTACTAACTTACTTACTAACTAACCGTTTTATTATTTTAATAGCGATACTTCCAAACCAAGACAACATGCAACTAAGATCAGGACGCTCCGTTAATGCCTCAAATTCAACCAAATCAACTCACACAATGACAATGCGTAGAAATTCAAGAAACTACGAGGAGTTTGATGAGAGAAGAAGGTATCAAGCAGAACAACGCGCAGTGGAAGACTCTATATACACCCCAGAAGAAGAAATTATAGCAAGTCAAAAAAATAAAATTTATAACACCATAAGACATAAATTATATGCTCTTGAATATCAAAAGAAAAACAAAAACACCTTTTCATTTTATGAATTAGTTGATACATGCATTGAACTATTTGCATTTATCAATAATAACATGCAGTTCATCGTAGATAACAACGCATTCGATAATAGACTAGCAAATATCATAGTAGACAAAGGTAATCATATTATTAACGAAATCCACTGCAAAGATAAGACTCGAGCCCAAGCCAAGAAATTTGAAAGATGCAGGTATTATACAGGTAATGTTATTGATTTAATCGAACACTATATTTTAAAGAAATTTTAATAAAAAAAACCAACCCACAACCACCACCACCCAACCACTTTTATAATTGTAAACTATAACTAAATCACCCTTTTTCTTTCTCTCTTCCCCCCTTCCTTCCTCTTCTTCCCCCTTTCCTTCCCCTTTCCTTCCTCTTCCTTCCCCCTTTTTATTTGACTCTTGGTTGAAAATCCGTTCCATTTACACCACATTTTTTGTTATTTTGTCTAGCTATATCAGCATATTCATATTGTAATATATCTTCATATACTTTTAGATAAAGACTACATTTACCAAACGTATCATATTTACCAACATAAGACAATGGTTTATAAAATTTACAGTCGTAACAAAATGGCGGTGTTTGTGATGTCCGTTTTTTTATAGACGACACAAAACAAAGAATAAAACAGACAATAATGACAATAAATGCCAAATGTAAACATTCGTTTGATCTATCTCTTTTTGACATGTTTGTAAATAGTATAACGTCTCAACTGAATCAAAAACAAATCAATTTTATTTTTTATAAACCCAAACCCAAACCCAACCCAAACCCAACCCAAACACAACATAAAACAAAAAATTGATTTAATGAAGAATTAGACAATAAAGCACATTATATATCAGTATTTACTTTCAAATGACAACAACAACCACATCCCAAACCACCACATCCCAAACCAAAAGTGTAATAAAACAGCTTTATATAAATAAATTAGACACCCCCAAAGATCTACAATCATTAATCAAAGATTTCTGTTTTTATGATACTAAAACATGGGAAATCATGCAATTTATAAAATCAAAAAAAACCAGAATCCATCATTTATTAAACACATCATGTATTTCAAGAGCAAATCCACTTTACTTATTTCCCTTAGGTGCCGACACAGAAGAACATTGGGTATTTTATGTATATAATGAAGACGATGGAGAGAACCCGCAATTACAAGCAAATAATTGTTGTTTATGTGGAGAATATAAATTAATAAGTGTTAATTATCCTATTCCAGAAAAAATTCAATGCAAATGTATGAATCACGATATCACAATCAATAATCTAGTTTTTGACGAAGATGACATTGACACAGATTATGATTACCATTCGTCCGATGATGACAGTTTTGATGACTAAAACAACACTAACCAACCCATTTCCTATTTGTAAATATATAAACCAAATATTTTTTTATCCAGTGCTGAAAAAAAGGCACTACCCTTTCATTTATTTACATTTACATTTAATACAAATAAACCCTAACCCTAACCCTAACCCTAACCCTAACCCTAAAACAATTCCTTTATCATCGCTCTCTTCGAATTTTGAATATTTGAAATGTGGCGCTCAACCGACAACGTTCTTTTTTCATCATCAAAACCATCCATTTCAAATCGAAAAACACTCACACATTTTTTCTGTCCGAACCTGTAACACCGGCCAATAGCTTGATCTTCAATCGATGGATTCCAATGCGGACTTACGAAATACACCTCCGAGTAATTTTCTTGTAAATTAAGGCCTTCAGACCCAGAATTAATTTGAATAATTAAAACATCAAACCGATCATTTAATAACCTTTCACGATCATTTTTTTTAACACGCGAATCAATTTTACCAATTTTACAACCTAACCCTACCCCTAACCCTAACAACCCCAACCTCTTTTCAATAATATCCATTTCTTCGTGGAAATCACAAAATACAATTTTACCATTTCCGTTACCGATTCTCTCCCCAATCAAATCAATAACACTATTTATTTTGCTAGAATTAAACACACCACCCCCCTCATCCCCCCGAAGCAATAAATTCGATGAAATACATGATTGTTTTGCACGTATCAACAAAATCATTGGAATATTTTTTTCCGGTTTTGCAATAAACTTAAATTTTTTATCAAAAATGTTAATATCATCACCACTACCTTCATCTCGTTCATCAAAAGTCGTACCAGAAAATGCCAACAAAGAATGAATTTTTTTCGATAGTAGCTTCTCATCCAGACCACCCTCCTTCTCCTTCTCCTTCTCTCCCTCCCCGTCCCCCTCCCCCTCTCCCAACCACGAAACGGTTTTACACAAAGTTTCAATACCAGAAAGTGAAATACCTACGTCAGACTTGCTTCTTTTTAACACAAACGTCCTCCTAATAAAATCGATGTTGTCTTTTATGAAACTAGCAGGGATTCCCATCAACAAACACAAACTATAAAAGTCTTTCACATTGTTTTGGATAGGCGTACCGGTAACAAACCAACGGATGCCCGCCTTCAACCTCAACGCACCCAAAAACAACATAGTCTTTTTATTGCGTAAATGATGGGCTTCATCAAAGATGATACGATTCCAACGGATCTTATGTAAATCGTTCTCAATAATCACCTTGTTTTTCTTGGTACTCTCCACTTTATTAAGCTTACCACATATAGCTCCGTACGTAGTAAGAACAATAGCAGATTTATTTAACACGTCCAATCCACACTTTTTCTTATTAGCACCATGATAGATAATTGCTTTATGACCGGTGGTTTTATAGATTTGCATCCACCATTGATCTAATAGCGCAAAGGGCAGTACAATCAACGTCTTTGGCATCATGTTAGATATACAAATACCTAACATCATGATAGTTTTTCCTAACCCCATTTCATCAGCAACAATCCCTCCACGGATAAATTTTCTACCGGTCGTACCAGTCGACATATCGACACAATCCAACATTACACCCATTTCTCTCTCGACACACCAAGTAACACCTTCCAATTGATAACCTTTTTTCTCTAGTTTTGCATTATCGAGATAACCATGGAAACTCTTCTTTACGGTTTCGTTATCGAATCTCATGATTAAAATAGTATCACAAACAATGAAACCACACAAATTTAAAACTGAAATTTAAAACTGAAATTGATAGAATTTTTTAATCAGCAAACTGAAAAAAATTACTTTCAATTTTTCTTTAATCCACCAGTCAAGTAAACTTACTTAAATTTTTTTATAATTAAACCACACAACCCGCTCTCACCCACAAAACCCCCAATATTTTTAAGTAATTATAATTAATAGTGGCAATTAAAAAAAATTGATTTCAATTTTTTCAGTTTGCTGATTGAAAAATTCTATCAATTTCAGTTTTAAATTTCAGTTTTAAATTTCAGTTTTAAATTTCATTCACACCCAAATCCAATCTTTTAGTAAAGAACTTAAAAATGTCATATTTTTCAGATTTAGTTCCTCGTAATCTAGAAGACGAATTTGATCTTTGTGTAACCAAAAACACATTCTCCATCACAACTCCAACAACCGATTCAGAAGACACATTATGTCCCATTTGTATGGAAGATATCACAGACAAAAACAAAACAACAACAGCATGCGACCATGTTTTCCATTCATCGTGTATTTTTCAAAACATGATGTTACGAACATCGTGTCCAATGTGCAGACAAGATTTGATATGTAAACAAATACCAATCGCATCCAACACCAACTCAAACACCAACATCAACATAAACATAAACTACAATTTATCACAAAATAATAGCCAATTAATGGATATCGATGATGATATTATCAATGCTTTGTTATCTCAAGACATGTTATCTCAAGACATGTTATCTCAAGACATGTTATCTCAAGAATTATATTACGATGAACCTCCAATAAACAACAATGATGATAACGAAACAGTTAATGAATCAGACTCGGTCTCGGACTCAGAATCAGACTCAGTCTCTGATGCTATCCAAGAACTAGGTAACCTTTCTGTTACCCTTGTTTTCAATGATGATGATGATGATAACGTCTCTGATGATGATGAAGACGGTTTTGAACGTTTTGAAACAGATTTGACATTGACAGAAGTGACAAACAAAATGTTGGAATTGGGATATACATCAGAAGACATGTTTTACTATATGACATGGCGAGTTAATCCATTCTATTTCAATCACCAATATATAAACAAATACAATGATGAATTTTACAATACAATGACAGAAACAATGAACAAGATTTTCAGCAAAGAGATCCCAATAACATCACGATCAATGTCATTAAATGTAATTGAATATTCGCTTCCTATGAACGTCGATGTATAATATACCCCCATTTTTATAAATGTAATGTAAATAAATAGTGCCCTTTTTTTATGAAGTATTACGTACAAACTCGCTCCAATCAAACGTAATTAACATCAATAATCCATATATAAAAAACACTGCTTTAACATATTTACTATCTAAATATTTATTATTATGATAAGGGTTGAACAAATAAATTAACAATAGAGAGACCAAGACAATAAAAATATCCTCTGTTACAATTTTATAATATTGAACTCTTTTTTTTAATTTTGTTTCACTATCACTATCACTATCATTACTCCTACCCCGTCCATCTTTATTTTCAAGATATAAATTCCATAATGCAAAAAAGAAAAACAAACATTTTACCAAGATAATAAAATAAATAAAGTAAAAAAATAAAGATTCTTTTAATGATAATTTATTATTATTTTTAATTTGCATCTAATATATATTTATTGTATATATTATTACTATATACAATAAATGTTTAACACCATACAATATTAATCGCTTCATGGGAGTTTCGATCTCCCGACCTTGAGGTTAACAGCCTCACGCTCTACCAACTGAGCTAACGAAGCAGTGATTCAAATTTTTGAATTACCAAATACCACTAAAATTTTATATGTTTATGCTGATACAGGTTCGGATGGTCGTTGAAATTTCTTAATACATTCCCAAATTTTGGAAGCTTCATCAATAGTGTATGCACCTCTTTTTTGTGCTAATCCTAAAAAGGAAACCATTATATTGAGCGCAGTGATTTCATCGACAACAGGAATTTCAGTCAAACGAATTTCTTTTTCCTTTGTTGAAGCAGATGTGGCTTTTGAATTGCTCTCATCAACAACTTCAGGTGTTTGAGGAGCTTCACCAGAAACAACTGGTGCTTTTGCCTTTTTAGTTACTCTTTTTACTTTTTGTGGTGTTGCTTCTGCCATTTATTAAATATATAAACAAGACTATTATTTAATATAATAGTAGTATTAATTGATTTTAAGTAGTTTATCGATCAATAATATTTATACCTTATATAGTAAATGAAAATATCCAAACAAACCAAATAAAAAAATAAAAAATTGATTTATATTTAAACATATCGTTATAAATAAATATAAATATTAACTAACTAGTCAAACAACAAAAGCAACAACAAAAGCAACAACAAAAGCAACAACAAAAGCAACAACAAAAGCAACAACAAAAGCAATAAAAAAAAATCAAACACCGATCCAATCTCATTTATAAAATAAAATGACAACATTATCATCATCAACAACAAGCCCAAATTGCGAATTCCAAATACAACATACTATATTAGAAAGTATAATATTAGATTTTCATACAAACACAAATAAACTTTCAAAAGAAACTTTATCTAATATGGATTTCGCATCCACCTCCAGATCTAACACCAATAACGAATCTTTTGGCTGTTTAGAAATCCACGTGGGCGAAACAACCATAAACATCGATCCAGTGTTTTTCCTATTCAACATAGATGAATCCGGTTCAATGAGTGAGTTATGTAAAGATGGTAAAACAAAAATGGACCACATTCAATTTACCATGAATCAAATGTTACTTTATTTTGCAGAAAATCCAGAAGCAACTATTTACGTCCATGTAAATGCGTTTAGTGATAATGTAAGAACAGTTATAGAAACAACACAAGTAACTACACAAAATGTGAATGACATAATTGAACGAATAAAAAAAATTCGCCCTCAAAATTCCACTAATTTAGAATTAGCATTAAAAACCGCAAATCAAACCATGAATGATTATCTCCAAACAAGATCCAGTAACAACCAATCATCACCACGAATGATTCATGTCTTATTAACAGACGGACATCCAACAATGGGTGATAGTTCAGAATCATCCTTAGCATCATTAGTATACGACAATTTTTCAAACATATTTATTGCTTTCGGTCTAGATCATAATCCATCCCTAATGAATAAATTAGGGAACGCGGGGAAAAATACAACCAATTATCTCGTCTCCAAATTAGAACTAATAGGTCATGTTTATGGTGAAATAGTACATAATCATTTGTTTAAGGTATTAGACAATGTAGTTCTGGATGTAGTTGACGGGGAAGGAGCAATTTATGATTGGTACTCCAATGAATGGAAAACCACTTTACACGTATCACCACTTACGAATGAATCAAAAAGATATTACTATATTAAATCGAAAAATCCAAACGAAACAACAATAAAAATATCGGGTAATCCAATCGATAGTTATGCAGGAACATATTTTGAAGAATATGTGGATAAATTACCAGACTTGATTGAAACACGGATCATAGAATCATCAGATAAGACCCCCAACCAAACCATAGAACCAAAACCAACCACGGAAGATATAATTGTAGACGTAGACTTAACAAAACATATTTTTCGTCTTTGCACACAAAGATTGTTGTATGAAGCAAGACAATATGCAAACACAAACACATACACATACACATGTGGAGATGATGATAATAGTGATTGTGGTGATTGTGGTGATTATGGTGATAGTGTTGGTGGTGATTTAACAACAATGCTACCCCCGTTATTACAAAGAAGTCATGCTATACGGTCACACGCATTCTCATGTTATGATAATAACATCGACAACACATTATTTCCTCCTCCACCAAAATTGCATAGAAATAGCAATATAAATATAACAAACGCGAACTATAATATATATGAAAAACTAGAATCATTAACACAATCGACGAATTTAGATTCATTAAAATCACGAATGAGAGAACATTTGAAAATTATGACAGAATTTTTGGAACAAAATAACCAAGCCCATGACGCCCAAGACAAACAATTTATTAAAACATTATGTGAAGATATGAATATATCATTAAAAACAATAGGTACAACAAATCAGCAAAGTTATATAAATGCAAGATCAACATCTCAAGGAAGACAACAAATGTATAATGTTAATATCAACAATGGACCATTAGACCCAACAGACCCGATAAACAATGTTTATGCAACGCCAACAGCCATGAAACTGATGCGTGATTTTAGTCAAAGATAACAACGAATAGTTCACACATAATACAAATATAAAAAATATTTTTTTAGCTATATATATATTTATATATATATAATAAATGTCATATTACACAGCAACAGCAGGCGCAACCGGATTAGCAAACACAAGCACTGATCCATCAGTTCTAGTAACTACATCAGCCACAGCCACAGCATCATCCACTGTTTCATCTGAAGAAGCTTTTACTACTGCATATAATACAGCATTTGCTATAGCAAGTAGTTTAGCAAACAATGATGCAAATGTTATTTCACAAACAGTTGCTTATGTCAATGAATATAGTGTAGGCAAAACAGGTCCAACAGGTGAAGCAGGTCCAACAGGTGAAGCAGGTCCAACAGGTCCAACCGGAGAAAAAGGTGAAGAAGGTCCAACAGGTCCAACCGGAGAAAAAGGTGAAAAAGGTGAAGAAGGTCCAACAGGTCCAACCGGAGAAAAAGGTGCAACCGGTCCACAAGGCTCACAGGGCTCAGAAGGTGCAACCGGTCCAACAGGTCCAAAAGGTCCAACCGGAACATTTGGACCAACTGGGACTAATTATTCTGATTATATTTACTGGAATTCTAGTTTAAATAATTGGAATGTTGGTTCCACAAGTGTTCATTTAGGAAGTGGTGCAGGTTTTACAAGCCAAGGAACTAACGCAGTCGCAATTGGTAGTGTTGCAGGTTATAGCGATCAAGGAACTAACGCAGTCGCAATTGGTAGTAGTGCAGGTTACATTAATCAAGACGCAAGTGCAGTCGCAATTGGAGTTCAAGCAGGTTTTCAAGACCAAGGAAATAATTCAGTTGCAATTGGAAATTATGCAGGTAGTTCCGGTCAACATGCATCGACTATTATATTAAATGCATCTAGTAACAATCTTAGTAGTGCGCAATCCAATTCATTTTATGTAAAACCTATACGTCAAATAAGCGATTTATCTGGATTTACAGGTTTATATTATAATCCTACTACAGGTGAAATAGCATATAAGTAACAACAATCACCCACAATATAATTAATACATAAAAATACAAATAACATACCATTTGTATTTTTATTCCACATCCCTCGCACCCTTTCCCTCCTCACATCAACAAATCATAACAATAATTTCCATTCGACAATAATCCACTATTCACTCCAAAAGTCCTTATTCCAGAACCATCATTATCACAACCCTGATATAAAACATCGACATTTTCATCCACCACAAACACACCAATCTTATTTCTTTTCACACCACCACATCCTTCTTCCCTAAGCAATTTTTGAATAGCACTTTCAGAATAAACGGTTTGTAAAAGTTTCATATCAAACTTCGCATCAACCCATTCTTTTGATCTATCATCACGATCAATATAGTTCAGGTACTTCTGCTTTGTTTCATCCGACCAATACCATTTACCATTCGCCAAAAAATCCACAACCTCATCTTTACTAATATATTTTTGCATCTTATTAACATCAAATATATAAGCAGGATTAATAGTAGATTGTAACCCCAAAAACTGTTTAACAACATGATCGCCCCATCCATATCCCCATTTATCTGCTATACCATCATCATATCCACTACCCCTACCACCACTACCCCTACCACCACTACCCCCACCAACACCACCACTAAAACCCAAATTATTATAAATATTTATACTATTGTTTGTGTATCCTTCCCTACTTCTCCTATTAAATAAACCTACTACTACAACGAGAATAAACCCAAAAATACATATTATCCCTATAATACTAAATAATCGAATATATATGATTTTCTTTTTCATATCATATATATTACATATCTAAAAAAATTACCTATCAATCATCCACAGCCTACCTACCAGTAGATCCAAACCCACCTTCTCCTCTACTACTCTTCATGCTCAAATCAGTCTCATTTTCAACCAATTCAACATAGATAGGACACATAGTAGGAGAACATATTTGTAACAATCGGTCCATATAATTAATTGTAAACTCTTCGCACTTACAATCAAACATACCGATAATATTTCCACGATATCCAGAATCAATAACACCTACTGAATTCGCCAAACGCAATGGTGTCTTACTCAAACTAGAACGTGGAAACAACGTGTAACCAGTTACGTATTCAGACCCATCTTTGTATAGGATACTAGCAGAGCATTTAATCTTGAAATCAATTTTATTCACCACAGGAAGACCGCCACATACATGTCCGTCCACACACGGAAAAAACAAATCAAATCCTGAATCAAAAAAAGGTTCGCCTTCCGAAAAAACCTTTGCGTTATGTTTAAAAATGTGTTCTATATACGCTTTTTTAATATCAAAATCATCGTCCACAACACACACCTTCAAAAACATAAAGGAACCATATTTTTTTACCAAATTATCCATTAGATATTGATTGTTATTTTCAAGATCAACAAAATTAGACATGCTATAAATAACATTATTCTAAAATCTTTAGATTATTTTTACATATCTACTAATAATCCTATCCTATCCTATCCTAACCGACAACAACACTATCATTTTTATCAGAGGTATACCAAGCAGGGGGTTCAACATAAGTATCATTGGTTGTATTACATCCACCATTTACAGCAAAAGGAAATGGTTTATTTTTACCCTTTGGGACAGCACATCTTCTTTGCATATAAGTAGTATATTGACTAGAGTTAATAGGTTGTTTAATAGTTTTTGTATAAGGTGCATTTCCGACCATGCCATTAAATTTAAATCGAGCCGTTGTAGTATAACAATCTGTAGGTCCATGATTTACCACATGTCTCACATATGTATCTGAATTATTAATATCGATATTACATGTATTAGCATTCGATACATTTTGTATATATGTCCCTTGACTAGATGTATCCGTTTGATTACCAGTGTAGTTAGGTTGGACCCAATAGTTTGGATACTGACCACTATTAATCCATCTATATTTTGTATGTGTAGCCCAATATGGTGAAACATTGGATGGTTTTATATATTTCGATTGATCGCCTAAAACAATAACACGATTCACATTATAAACATGATCGCGATTATAATATTTATTGCAACAACCACCAGACCCGAAAGCATTTACACCGTGAAAAGGAGTTCCATTTCTAGACATGGCCATGCTTTGACCTACGTAACCAACATTTCTATTTCCACCGACCAATGAAAATCCGGAATTCCCCCCCGCACCAATAGTACTTTCCTTACCAAATGGACCACGATTTAACCAAAACCCACCAGGAGGCTTACCAGAAACATTAGAACCATATAAAATAACTGATTTTTTTTTAAAAGCTACAATTGACATTATACTGATATTTATACTTATACTTATACTATTATTTGTATATTTATGAAATAGTTTATATATATATATCACATACATTTTATTATCATATAATCTAACACCCTAACAATCCATAACAAACCCTGCTAAACCCATAATAAAATTCTTTTTAAAGGTTCATTATGCAAACAACGAATAAGAAACCAATAAAGTTTTGTATTGTAAATTGCTATTAATACACCACCTTTACCGTCTTCACCCACATACCCATCCTCAACATCATCCCCGCTAAAACAAATATTTTTATGAAACATACAATAAATAATCAAAGAAGCTAAATGATAATAAGTCGCAGAATATACAATCCTAAATGGTAATTGTTTCATATTTCTAATTTCTGGACAGATAAATAAATTCATGTCCTCTCCAACTCCACTCATGATCGCCATTTTTTCTGGAAAAGGAACCGTAAAATTGATGGTTTTCTCTCGCCCACCATCACCAATTCCACCACCATCACCAATTCCACCACCAAGCTCAACCAAATGTTCGATTCCCAAATAAATAAATTTATGATTGTCTATAACATAAACATTGTCTAATAAAAAACAGTAAAATCCCCAACCATAATCAGAAAATAATATAACCTGTCGACAAAGACTGTCTGCCATAAAAACAGCTTGATCGTATGATATTCCACCCTCATCATTATAACCACTCCCATAACCACATTTATTTACAATTCTTTTAAAAAAATCACGTAAAGAACAAAAATCTTTCTTCACATAAAAAAAAGCGCTATCATATTCTTTATTTGTCGTAAATCCTATAACCCCCTCCATCTTAGATAATAATTTAAAAAAAATTTGGTTCTTTTTTACAACCCATCCATCCTGAATTTTAACATTCATTTTTTTATCATTATATAAATCTTTTGTAACCCTCAATTTTTTAGACATTCTAAAAGTTATTCTTATAAATTTAATACAAGATATGTTTAATTTCTATAATATCAAAAATGATATTTGGATTTATTCGGAGTTAATTTCCAAAACCATGGAAAATCATAAATTACTTTAATATCTTTTCCCGATGACAATCGTTCCATTGCTTTACTGGAATTTTCATTGTCAAACCATTGTTTAAAATGAATAAAAACCACATTATATCCGTCATGATTATTATTTTTGTTTATAATATCAATATGTGATATTTCACCTAGACCAATATCATTTATAACATCCTTAATAACATCCTTTGTAATATGATTCATAACGCGAGATATACATAGACTTAAGTTCATGTTTTTTGATCGCATTTCACATTTACTGTTCGCACTGCACACATCGTTCATATTTTTATAATTAAATGATTGTATTGTATTTATTGTATTTATTGTATTTATTGTATTGTAATAGTAAGTGTATCCAATCATATTAATCAAATCAATTTTATTAGTAAAATATATAAAAATATCCTATCCGATTGGTGTATAATCAATAAATATACATAATGGAAAACAGTTTGTTATTTGATATAGTAATTTGTGTAGGTCCAAATGATATTACTATTATAGAAAAAACACTCCCTTTTACAAAACAAAATATTATAGGATATAGAAATATTTATTTAGTGTCTTATGATTCAAAACTAGTTTTACCAGGAACAATAACCATTGATGAAAATATATATCCATTTACAAAACAAAATTTGATAGAAAAATTTGGTGATAATTCTAGAAATGGATGGTACTTGCAACAATTATTGAAAATGTATGCCGGTAATGTTATACCCGGAATACTAAAAAGATATCTAGTAATAGATAGTGATACTTATTTTTTGAAACCAACTAATTTTATAACAAACGATGGTAAACACTACTTGGATAGAGGATATGAATATCATGATCCTTATTTTAAACATATGAATAAATTACATCCAGCATTATATAAACATCCAGAATTAAATGGAATATCAGGTATTTCGCATCATATGTTTTTTAATAATGACAGTCTAAATAAATTATTCAAAATGGTAGAAACTTATCATTCCAATGGAAAATTATTTTGGGAATTAATGTTGGATACAATTGACAAAAATCATTATATGGGCTCAGGATATTCGGAATACGAGATTTATTTTAATTATATGTTTTTGTATCACAAAAACGATATAATTATTCGTAATTTAAAATGGCAAAATTTATCGTGTTTAGATCCACATAATACTAACGACAATGATTTTGTAAGTATTCATTGGTATATTAGAAAATCAAACACATATATCTAAAATACATTATCCGAATCAACACAAACATTCACTCGATTTTGAAAAGGATCCAACAAATTATCTATAAATGGGTTTAATTTCAAAGGATTTACTACCTCCCCTCTTATATCTTTTTTAAACCACGTAAATTCTAGCCAATAATAAATCCAATATTTTTTTCGAATTTCAGCATTGTTTATTTCTTGATGAAACATTTGATCGATGATGGAAAAGGCGGATTTCAAAAGCAAAATTTCCCTTAACAAATCTTTTTTGAGAGAAAACAAACGTATGTATTTTGCTTCATCATTGACATCCGGACCACCTAGACCAGTACCACCTCCGTACCCATACGCACCCACCCCACAACCCATAATTCGTCGACGATTCATATAACGTATTTCATTTTTAATATTCTTTAAACTAGTGATTGTATTCTTACGGTAATCGTCTATTTTTTTGATAATAGAAAATATATTTGTATTGTAAATGATAGGATATCGCATACGAATATCACGTGGAATAATAAACTGATTCATTTCCTTTATTTCTGATATTTTTTTTTCAACCTCATACAATTTTTTTGTCATTTCTTGTTCCAAATCTTTTTTATAACTGTTTATTTTGACTTTTAATGTATTTTTTTCTTCCACCGAGACATGATTTTTATATAAACTCTTTTCCATTTCACAATCGCGAAACAATAGAATAGATCCGGATGTAAATATAACAGAACTTTGTAATTTGTCATATTGATGGGCCGTTGTTTTATGTGCTTCTGATGCGGCATCCAATTTAAAATAATTCACCAATGACAATAAAAATGCAATAAATGCATTGATAGCAGATATTAACATATACCCCCATACGTAATTAGATACGATAGAAGCTAAAACAGTTACACCTGTAGACAATAAAATAGCAGGCATCATTAATTTATTTAATCGTTGGTCGCAATAATGTTTCGATTCCATATAAATGAGTTTTTGACCCTTTAGATAACTAGCCAATATATCTAATGCGGATGAATATTTGTGATTGACATCAGAATAATATTTGTCAATTTTGTGCTCTACTTCTCTATAGTTAAGTTTTTTGTATCTATTGACACTATTGTTTTTATCTTGTTTTATATTCACTCCATTTGTATTATAACTAGCATTATCACTATCACTATCACTGTCTGAAATATCGCTATTACTTTCTGACATATGAGACACGTCAATAATATATTTGCCATCTTGTTTTTTATCACAAACATCAACATCACCTCTTTTACTATTTTTTAAAATATTGAAAGTATTTTTCAATAAATGAATGTTGATTGTATTTTCATCCAAAATATCATTTTGATCTATTTTTATATTATTCGGTGATTCAATCGATTCAATTTTTATTAAATCCATCAAATGAAATATACTATATTATATTAACTATACTATATACACTATACTATATACACTATACTATATACACTATACTATTATAATCTTATTGCAATATATAACACATACTAAAATGCCAAATGCACCTTGGAAAGGATGGAAAAATGAGAAACCAGGATATCACCAAAAAACAGTCATGTTACAGAAATGTGGTAAAAAATGTTTTTTAGGGAAAGGTACATCATTTCCTATTTGTAAAAAAAACACATGCAAAATCTCCAAGAAAGGTGTTTATGCTGCATACATACGTTCCAGACAATATAGAAAATTCAAAAAAAATAGAAATGTTACCAAAAAAGCGAAAAAACTTCTAAAAAACTTCTAAAAAACTTCTAAAAAACTTCTAAAAAAATAAAAAATTGATATGTCTAGTAATGAAACTAAATTCACTCCAATAACGTCCATTACCAATCAAATAATTAAAATAGATTATATATATATTTTATTTGTCTAATAAATTATATATCTACTCGATCAATATGTATATGTTTAATGATGAATCAGAAAAAGAAGATGATTGGGGGTGGTTTATTCCATTAGAAATGGATGTAACCACTACAAATAAAAAGGTAAAACATATATGTAAATCATTACAAACAATTGTCGAAAATGAAGAATATTATGATACATCATCAAAAAATAAAAATACACATGTTACATTAAAACCAAAATTGAATTTTTTCAGACATTTATTAATGTATGGTTTATTTTATAATTGTTTATATTTAGATTATATTTATAAATGCATCAATCCATTTTCATATTATAAAGAGAAACCAAGTAATTAGACCATACAATCAAAAAAACTTCAACCTTCTATACAACAAATAATTGTTCGCTCCACAACATGTATTACCAAACAATTCACCTTTTGGATCAATGGTGTAATTTTCATAAAAAGGTGTATTTATGTTAGCATCAATAGTAGTTGGAGATACACCACCAGGAAATGTTTTTATAACGTTAACCCCCGCTAAATCTTCTTTTGTAATTAAATTAATATTTAATTTTGTATAATCAATTTCATCATTATAATTGCAACATTTACCATTACATTTATTACGATAACAAAATTTTTTACCACGTATTCTGTAATTTTGACATGGTGAATTAAAATTAAAATTATTGTCTAAATTGAACTTACTTTTATTATTTTGAAGAATAGTTGTAATCGATTTATTTTTAATATAATCACTTGCATACATTTCAGGTTTCATTTTACCGAATGTTGGTTTTGCAGGAATACAATTAAAATTCGACATGAAATACAATAATAATGCAATAAATATATAATACAATTACCTAATATTATATATTATTATTTTTTATTTCCATTTTGTGCAACCCTAATCCATAATAAAACCACCTATTATATATCATAAACAGCTTGAAATGACAAACAAAAGCTAAAATCCATGTTATTCAGGTTCAACACTCTACCGTATTCATCCAGTAATTGGACGTTTATTTTTTGAATATCAACCGGTCCAAAATACTGTCTAGGATAACTTATAATTGACAAATTATTTTTACTCGAAGTGGTTTGGAAATTTCCAGTTTGTAATGATATTCGCGCCAATATATTTTTATTCAACATTGAATTTGTAAATGCACTATAAAATCCATTATTAACATTATTATTATAATCATCGACTACTAAAAACACATACTTTGGACCATCTAAATTAATTAGCCCCTCCGAAACATAGGCAGAATTATTTTCATAAGCACCATTTCTAAATCCCAACATCCAACCGAATTTTAATGGTAAAGGAGTATCATCTGGATTTTCATCTACATTAAAATCAAATCGTAGAGAGAAATCAAATAATTCCTCATCCTTATTATCCTTCAAATAATTAGAATTTATTCCAACAATGGTTTGTCCTGTACCGCTAAACCCTAGTACCAATACTTCTGATGTAGATATAGTAGTTAAATTATTGGTAAAATAAATGTATTTCAAATATTTTTTGTCCTTAAATACAATGCTTATATAGTTATTTATATATTGAATTAAATCAACAAATGTATAATTTCCGGTGGGTATAACGACCGTCCCTACTTCTAGTATCTCTCCAACGTTTACAATAATAGTAAAAAAATTGTTTCCCATTTGTTTTGATATATTCATAAATGAATTGGGTATTTCAAAAGCGCTCATTTCCATGGTTAATATAGACGACAGTTTAATCGGTAAATCAAGTTGAAAATTGGTAGATGAACTTCCATAATAATTATTTCTAAATCGCGTATCTATATTCAATGTGTTTCGAATAGTAGTTTGTTTAATAGGATTGATTGTACCTTTAACAAAATTATTTACATATGCGTCCGCATAATGATGTATATTTTGTTCTTGAACGACATGATATCCTCCGGTTTCAACAACACTAACAGGTTTTAAATTAAAATCAGCGTTATACACATTTTCTAAAACTTCTATGTCGTGTTTAAAATTATCATGTAATGTGGATAGTATATTATTTTTTGCATATTCAATAAAAGAAAAAATCAAATTTTTTTTATCATCAGGTATCGAGATATTCGCCATTATATTTTTTTTCATTATAAATTCTTTTTCATCTAAAAGATCTTTATTATAAACAGGAGGTAATTCAAAAATGTCCTCCAATTCCTTTTTGTTATAGTTATTAATATTGAGATCAAAATTCATTCAAAGTTAAAATAATAGACCTATAATACTTTTTTTCTATATTATACAATAATACAATTAAATAGTTTTATATTTTTAACCTAGTTTTCTCATCAACAACAACAACAACAACAACAACAACAACAACAACAACAACACCACCTCCAACAACAACAACAACAACAAGCAAAAAAAGGTTTTGTTCCTTTTTATTTAATTAAAATTACAAATACAAATACAAATACAAATCATAAAACTATCTAATTAATTTATTTACAGAATGCATCAGTCAAACTTTTATTTGTAGAATAAAGTGGATGACTTTGAAAGTCATCTTCATGATCATCATCATCATCTTCTTCATCATCATCATATAATAATCGATTCCAATCATCACTAATAAATGCAGTATTAAATATATCATCATTTTCATCTTCCACACCATCATTTTTCCACAATGTGTGAGTTCTAGTAGGTACAGAATCCACTTTGTCCGCTACATAAATACTGGTTAATTCCAAATCAGCAATTCGCTTTCTCATGTTATCCATTTCAGTTTGTTGTTCCGCGATTTTCTTTTCCATTTCACTTATCATGACAGCCAATTGATGAATATTTAGTTTTGTTTCTGGAATAGGATTTTTATTCGGTAATAACAACCAGAAAGCTTTGGAACTACTTTGTGATTGAGAATAATAAAATTTGTAAGATCCTTTGTTTATAATTTCCCAATATGCTAGAGAAGCACTGTTTGAATTATACCAATTATTTACATGAATAAATGCATGACAAACATTTGTCTTTTCTGGAATTTCGACAAAATCAACACGTGATACGTTACAAATATTGTAATATCCAAATGTATTGATAACATCCCTTTTAGTAAGACGTGAATCAACAAATGGAATATAAATACTGGTAATGGGTGAAGTGTTTGACATTTTAAAATACAAATACAAATACAAATACAAATACAAATACAAAGTAGCTGTAAATATCAAATAAAGCTGAAATAATAAATTAGTGTAAATAAAGGTTAAAAGTTAAAAGTTAAAAGTTGCTAATTGTTGTTTAATAACATTACCAAAAAACAATTAATTGAAATCAATTTTTTTTTTACAATATCAAAAAATCAAATCACTTAAATTACTATTACATTGTGTTCTCCGATTTCATATCTATCTATTTACAATCGTTTTCTTTGACCTAAATAACCTGCAGCAGTTCTACCTACCATTCCATACGCGCTGTGTGGTTTATAAATATAATTTTTACTATACGTATAACACAATGTATTATTACAATTATTATATTGTACGTTATATGGCAACAATGCAGTATCGTACATGGTTTTAAAATAACCAGACCTATTATTTAAATTAGATGGATATGCTATTGGCGAAGAGGAATTAAAAGTTAAAATAGATAAACTAGACATTTCTTTTATAATAGACTGTGAAAAAATATTTATTTCCCACCACAAGAACTGCAACCAGAGTTTTTAATATTGCTTATTTTATCAATCATCGATCCATGACCGAATGTTCTTCTAGATCCACCAATACTTCCTACACCATTAAGTAGTGTAACAGGTCCAACTGATGCAATAGGCTGAATATTACTATAGTAAACAGGGTTTGCATTTAATGACAAAACCATATTCATTTTTTTTGTAGTACGGCTAAACGGCATTGTATATACTTATAAATATATTTTTATTTATATAAAATATTCATTAAATACTTTTCTAACTATGAATACTTATCCCAGTAACATTATCATGATTAATGAAACATTCTTGTAAAAGACCATCTTCATTATAATATTTAAATGATAATGTATTTTTATTTTCACATGATTCTACACAATTACAATTCTCATCAGAACCCGTTTTAATTTCCTTGTCTGAATACATATCATAATAATTTAATACCATTTGTTTTTTTTCATCATGATAATAAAATTCTACTAAATATTCTGTATTACTATTATTAATATTGTCAATAATTCTTCCATTTGCCAATGAATTATCGTAGATAAAATAAACGTCATCATATAAATTGTATACTTGTTTGTATATACTATTTTTATATGGATCATTTAAAATTACATTTGTATCCAAATAAACACTTTTTTGAATAGCATCATTATCATTGGAAGGAGTTAAAGGACAGTTGCAACCATTAATAATATTCATTTTTGTTGTTTTACCACCATAAATTGGAAAAGCTCTATTAAACGTATAATTTTTTAATCCAAATCCAAAATCATAGGGAATAGTACCACGTCTTAATGCGGATTTTCCTTTTAATCTATTTAAATAACGATCATATGAATTGTGTTTAATATCACAACCAACCCCACCAGGTGACATGGCACCAGGTTGCAATCGCGTAATTGTACTTTTTGTACTACTCGAGTGATACGTAGTACCCGTAGCATTCGATTTTTGCACGCTTGGAACAGCGCGATCACTCATTTGATTCCAATTTACTCTATATAATGCATTTTCTGGTTTTTGATAAGCAGACAATGATGCTAAATTCATAGTGTATAATGAAGATGGAACACGCACAGTATTTTGGATGATTTTTTGTCTTTGATATTGATTTGCAGGAGTGTTGGATGTTAAATTTGTATCACAACCACTACAACGATAATAATATTTTGGGTAGTTTCCATATAAGGATAAACAATTATAATTATTAGACATAAAATCAGTTCTAGAAAGTGCCATTTTATCCTTGTTTAATTTGTAATGTATGATATATATAATTAATATATATTAAATTACTATACTATAAACAATCATAAACATATAAAATTGATTTTATTTTATTTATGAATAAATAACAATACTATTAACAACAACACTAACACTAACACTAACAATCATGTCTTCTGCAATTCAATTTCACAATTTATATGGTTATCAAATAGCTAATATACTAGAGAAAGAAATGAAAAAACAAGTAAAAAAAAACGAGTTATTATACCAATATGGAAATAACAATGTCTTTATTTGTAATAATTGTAATAAAAGATATAAGAATAAAATAAATTATGACAAACATTGTTTATTATGTGATTTTTCAATAGAGAACTCAAAAGAATCAAATGAAACTTCTCCACTTGTAGACCCTACACACCCAGTAAATTCAAAAATAAATGACTGTTTATTAATAGAATTATTAAAAGATTTATTAATAAAATACAATAAATTATCCAATGAAATGTGTGAAATAAAAAAATGGATGTCAAGAGAGAAAAAACAAATAAATATATTAGATTGGTTGAATCATAACAATCCTATAGAATTTCAAACTATTTCATCATTTGATGAATTTATAAATAATTTTATGATATCTGAAGAGTACATAAAAAAAATCACCACCAGTAGCATACTCGATCTTTATTTATATTCAATAGACGATTTATTTTCAAATGATATCGAAAATATATCAAGTAATACAACAAATCCTATAACGCCATCACCTATGCCTATTTGTTGTTTTAGTCAAAAAGTCAATGTATTTTATATATATACTGAAATATGCACGAAATCCGCAAAATCAATCGAATTCCATTGGAGAGAAGCTAGTAACGAAGATCTACTACGAATATTTAATAAAACAAAAAATAAGTTAATAACTGAATTATGCAAATGGAATGATTTTCAGCAAAATCAAATCGCAGAAACAAACTCAAATCATAATCATTATAACAATGCAAAAGATAAATTAGATGAACTATTTAATAAATCAATATTAAAATTAATGACAGATATATCAAACAACCATATATTTCAAAAACTAAAAAGCAAATTATATCATAAACTAAAAACAGATATCAAACAATATGTGGAATACGAATTTACATTTAATAAACCATAACAATCCACCACCAATCTACCACTAATCCACCACCATTCTTACATATAAGCCTCCTTAAATTCATTGGGTTCCATAATATTAACTCCCACTTTTTCCGCCTGTAAAACTTTACCAGTTTTGTCATCTTTATCCTTAGTTACCACCACAAATGTATTTTTACTTACACTACTACCTATTTTACCGCCTAATTTTTTTACCATTTTTTCCAAATTGACATCTCGGAATCCAGTGAATACAACTGTTTTACCATACAAAGGATGATTGACATCTACATTCCCATCTACATCCCCCTCCACATTCAGATTAACATCACCAACAAGTTTGTACTCTAATCCACATTCTTTTAAAAAGTCAACAAACAATACTATTTTTGAAACAAATAATTCAGCCGTTTTTTCTGCAATCCCTTTTACTTTTTTTACCATTTCTATTTTTTTATTCAAGTCATCATTACTTGTATCAGACCCAACTTCGTTTAAAATATTCGGATACATTTCCATGATAGGTTCTATTTTCTTTTCACTAATACCTCTTCCAAAAATATTAGATGAGGCCATCAAACTAGACAACGTGGCTTCTTTCAATTTATCCTGAATACTATCGTGAATTTTGTTTGCTAATTTCCCTTTGAATCCTTCTACCTTCATAAAATCATCCACAGACATTTTGATAATCTTTGGAACACTATCATTACCAGCGGATATAATACGTTCAACATTACCAGATTTTAAACCATCTACACCTATTCCTTTGAAAAACCCGGTAATGTTTTTCTCTCGAACAACAGGATCATTTTCAATATTTTCTAGAAGTATATCAACATGAGTATCATTCCATTTATAAGATTCCTCCGGCATTTTTGCCTTTTCAGCAGGTTGTGTAACACTTTTAATATGAGGAATCACATCACCACTTCGGATTATTTCTACAACAGCACCAATACCAATTTTATTTTGTTCGATAAACGCACCATTAAATCCGGTTGCATAATTAATTTCAACACCTCCTAATTTAATGGGTTCAATTCTAACACGTGGCTTTAAATATCCATCTTTACTTGGAGTCCAAATCACATCAATAACTCTAGATTCAGCAATTTGATCGGATAAAACCATTTTAAAAGCAAATGAATGTTCTGGATTACCACTTTTTCTAGGATATATTTTATCATCTGTTACTATAACCCCATCAATTTCATAATCATATGTATTACGCCACTCAATCAAATAATTCGACAATATTTCATTTGTTACGTCTTTCACTTTTTTGAACGAAACAACATCAATATCCATTTTTGCAAGGTGTTCCATTTGTTCGAACGGTTTATATTCTGGTTTTATAAATTCATAAGCAACAAAATGAATGTCTTTAATTTTTTCATCGACTGATACACGATTAATAATTCCTGATACTAAATTTCTTGCATTGGCGAATTTCTCTTTATATTTCAGGTCAAATATATTTTTTGGAATAATAAATTCACCTCGAATTGCTAGTCCTTTTTCTTTGGGTAAACGTAAATAGGGTATAAAATGACTCACATCTTGACCTATTTTTCCATCCCCGCGTGTATATAATTTTGGTTTCTCTCCTTCAGTTACATATAAACCACTTACACCGTCCAATTTACATGATAATACATAGCCGTCTCCATGATATTTTTGTTTCCATTTGTCGAGTTCATTCGTATCAGGTTTTCTTTTATCCATTGAACCCATAGCATATGGTAATACTGCCTTGTTTTTTTCAACTAGTATAGGTGCTCCAATATCAAACAATATTGAATTATTCGGGTATTTCATTTCCATATATCCATGAATAATATCATATTCATTGTCAGTCATAATAGGTTCCATATTTCTATATGCATTATTTGCATAATCCAAAACAGTTTGCAATTCTTTTTCAGAAAGAGGTTCCAGAACACTAATACCATTTTTCTTGAATTTATCCACAACATCTATAACAAAATCATTTTTGACCGTTTTCCCCACACCTACACCTACACCCACACCTACACCTACACCTTCTCCCACGACTTCATTTTTTAGTTGATTCTTTTGCGTCTTTTTTTTGGGAACATGTTTTTTCTCAGCAAGAGTAACATGACCTTCAATCGTTATTTTTTTTTGTTTCGTTTGTTTTTGCGTTTTTTTCATTTCAAATATACCAACATTATCAACATCTAAATCAATCCCAGTATTATTCTCGATTTTTTTGTTACTATTATGCATTAAAATATCAGAAACAGAACCAATACCGACATCAAATCCTACAACAGAACGTCCGTCAATTCTCTCCATAGGCGCCTTGTATTGTAATCCTAAAAAGTCAAATATATCTTTTTCATCCTTAAAATCATAATCAACTAACCCACCTTTTTTCTTATCTTCCAATTTATACATACCGTGTTCATTCATTGTATAACCTTTTTGGACCGCAACATGTCTCATTGCAGTGTTAAAGTATTTACTTCCAGTAAAATATAATACAGCAAATGGGTATTCTTTTTCTGTAGAGTACAAGAAATCCACACGACGAAATTCCATACCAGGTAATTGAGTTATTACCAGAGATTTTGTTGGACCTCTCGAGAGAATCTCCACTATAATCTTCTCTTCTAGCAACTTATCAATAAATTTGTCAAAAATACCACTATTTTTTGATGTGATAATAACATCAATATCCCCAGAAGTCTGAGCCCCTCTCCTGTAACTGCCTACTATTTCAAATTTTGGACCATCCACAAGATCAACACCAACACCAACACTATCTACCGCAAAATCAAATGCATTCTTAAAATAGCCAGCGTATTTATCGATTTCACTTCTAGGTATGCGTTTTTGTATATCTTCATAATATTTCAACCCGATAATTTGTTTATCATTCAATAATTCTATTTGATTTTCTTTAAGCTGTTGAATTGTGGTAACACCTTTTTCTACTAATTCTTTTGCTTTTTTGGGTCCGACACCATATATTTGCGTAAATATATTGATAGGATTATTTTTCTCTCTTTCAAGAACTTTCAAACTACCAGTTTCTACATACTCTTTGAATTTTTCCATGATTGTAGCACCAATACCAGGTTTTCCCTTTAATACTTCAATATTTGTAATGTCGTCTAAATAATTGACAATTGTTTCTTCTGCTTTTTTATATGCTCGTGCTCTATGAACTTCACCTTGTGACATCATAATGCTATATAGTTGTTCTAGAATGTCAATAAATTCCTCATTGTATCGATGAGGCAAAGGAGGTTGTTTAGATTCAGACAAATTCATGTTTATTTTTTGTGGTGATAGTGGTATAGTTATAGCTAGAGACTCTTCTGGAGATAATTTTATATCGCTTTTTGGAAGAATTGTTTCTTGTTTAATAACAGGTTCCTCTTCAATAATTAAAATAGGTTTTTTGTTTAATTTTTGAGTAATGTTTTTTGCTGTTTTTACTGTTGGTTTTGCTGTTTTTGTTGTTGGTTTTGCTGTTTTTGTTGTTGCTTTTGCTGTTTTTGCTGTTGGTTTTGCTGTTTTTGCTGTTGGTTTTACTGTTGTTGTTGCTTTTGCTGTTTTTGTTGTTGTTGTTGCTTTTGCTGTTTTTGTTGTTGTTGCTTTTGCTTTTGTTGTTTTTTTTTTAAACAAACTTTTTAACTTTTTTTTCAAGTTAAACTTTTTTCCTCTGGTATTCGCTGATTTAATAGAAGAATTGGATGATGATGATATAGAATGAGATACTGTATTGATTGAAATAGGTTTTGATGGTTTTGATTGTTTTGTTTCTTTATTTTGTAAAAGTGAATTTGATCGGGTGGAAGAATCAGAAATTGTTTTCATTTTTTTTATTTTAATCGTTTTATTCATTTTATATTTAATTTATAAAATAAATTATAAAAATAGGTAGTTATTGTTTATTATTCACGTTGGTTGGATTGTTGGTTGGATTGTTGGTTGGATCGTTGGTTGGATTGTTGTTTCGAGCTAAACGTGGTTGGCTATATGGTAATGGTCCAGGTCCAGCAAACCGAAACAGCTTATTCATATTTACTGGACCTTGGAGCTTATTTGCACCAGAAATAGTAATATTCGAATTTGAAAACATCATTTTTTTTGATTTTATTTTTTGCATGCGAAGTCTTTCATTTCTATCATTAATTAGCTTTATTAAAACCGCTTTTTTGTAATCTTCACGACTAATTTGTCCGGTTAATAATAAATTTCTTAAATTATTTAAATCTGAAAAATCATCACTAGGTTGTTCTTTTTGTTTATATTTTTGAAAATATTTATTATAAATATAACTATTGTTGTTCATTGTGTTCACGCTTATATTTGAAGTAGGTCGATATGTTTGTGGTTGTCTTTGTGGTTGTTGATTCAATGATTTTGGTGGTTCTGCTACATAATTATTTGGTGAGTTATCATCGTTAATCATAAATAAATTACCATTTTGGACGCGCATACACATAGAAGCCAACATATCATCATATGTTAATGGTCTATTGTTGTTAAAGTTATATTCTGGTTCGTAATTCGATCCGTTGTCATAATAATCATCTTCAATTTGAAATGAAATGGATTCATTTTCATTCACATTAACGTCATTAAAATTGACTTTTTTATTATTTAAATTTTGATTCTTTGGCATATTTTATTATATAAATATAATGTATAAAATAATAATAGTTCTTTTACTAATATGAATATTAATAAAAAAATAATTAAAAATATAGGAAAAACAAAAACATTGATATACAACGGACAAAAACCACCAAAAAGAAATGAATTAGAATGGTCTATCGATTATGATAATAAACATGGTGTTGATTTAAATGTTAATATGAATAATAATGGTGATAAAAGTCACTATCATCAATATTTAACAAATTCAGAAATAGAAGAATTATTAAAAATACCTCTAGTGAATAAACCGATACATGAAAGATTATTGAATGATTTTAATCCATATAACAATACCATTCCCGACTTCAACAACAACAACCACCTAGATTTAATAACATATCCTCGTGAAAATACACAAAAATATGACTCATACGATCCATACAACATGCAAAACAATAACAATAACGATTTAATGAATTATAACAAATTACCTACGTTCGTTCAGACACCTTCAGAATCACGACCAAAAGTGATTAAAATAAAAATATTTACAAAAAAACAAAAAAAACATTCAAATAAAAATCGTAGTAAAAACAATAGGTTATCAAGTTATCAAGAGACTAGAAAATCAAGTACTCAAAGCAAAAGACGCAGTAACAGAATAAGATAAGATAATTTTTTTATATATTGGCCAGTATAATTTTTTCATTGTCAGAGAGACTTCTCTCCCTTTTAAATTTATTATATATGATAACACATGATTTATCAATTTGTTTAAGGTAATATTTAGATGCATAAATCAATTTGCATTTGATTTCATCTTCATAGATGCATTCGATATAAATTCCATAAATCTTTTTAACCGATTTAATAAAATTAGCACAATCAAAAATATTATCATCGCTAAACGACACTGCTATTATGTAGTGATTTCTAGGAAATTTGTTAGATTTTTCGTATTCACAATTATAATAATAATAATGATCACAATTGTAATCTAGAGCTAAATTAGTAATTTCAGTTTTAAGGTCTGACACGTTATTATGCTTTGTCAAATCAAACGAAATTTCTATATTATACCCCATATATAGATTCTAAACATTATAAAATATTCGAAATTTTTAGATAATACAAAATAAAATAATGAATAATAGTATTATCTAAAAAATATAATTCTAGTAATAAAACATCATACAAAAACAAATAAAAAATAAATTATAATCATGAATAATAAATTTTTACAATTCGGAGGTATCAATAAATCGGTGACCAATAACTATACTAGAAACAACTATTGTAATAGTGATATTCTAACAGTCCCAAATATATTAGGAAATCCCCGTTCAAAAATTATTAGTTTAAGTAATTTGGATATTAGCAACAATTCAATTGTAAATGTTGATGGTATTTATTTTTATGGTGGTGGATTTATTAAACAAAATATAGAAGATTTTGCCAATGTAACGGTTACAGGGGATTTAACCGTGGGTAACATTGCAAAATTAAACAAAGTTATTGCGCAAAATGCTACCATGAATGTTTTAACTGTAGATAGTATTAGTTTTAATAATAGTCCATACAAACAAACAACACCATTTTATCCTTTACATACAACAAGTACTACAGTATATCAACCAAGTATTTATACAGTTAATCAATACGGACAAGTTGTGAATTTGTTAGATAGTGGAATAACAGGACCTACTGGACCCACCGGACCGACTGGACCCACTGGAATTACAGGTCCATTAGGTCCAACTGGACCTACTGGTTCCACAGGGCCTACTGGACCCACAGGACTAATAGGACCCACTGGACCTACTGGACCTACTGGATCCACAGGTACAACCGGACCTACTGGACCTACAGGGCAAACCGGACATACTGGCCCTACTGGACCGACTGGGTATACTGGTCCCACTGGAACTACTGGACCCACTGGTCCAACCGGATATACAGGTACAACCGGACCTACTGGACCTACTGGACCTACTGGATATACTGGACCTACTGGATATACTGGACCTACCGGACCCACCGGACCTACAGGGGGAACCGGACCTATAGGTCCAATAGGTCCAGATGGAACCGTTTTCTGGTCACAATCTGGAGCAACTGGAGCAAATGACATATATTACAATGGTAACGTTGGTATTAATCAAAACAATCCTCAGTATTCTTTGGATATTAATGGGAATGTAAATATTAATACTGGTGGTACAGGACATGTTTTATCATTAACAGCCAATGCAATTATACAAGCGCAAGGATTTTATGCAACATCCGATTATCGAATAAAAGAAAATATAATTCCTATGTCAGAATATCCAAATCCTCAATACTACACAGTTGATAAATTAGAACCATATTTATACCAAAATAAGTTAACAAAACAAACAAACTTGGGTTTAATCGCACATGAAGTCCAACAACTATTCCCCTTTTTAGTTTCTGGAAAAAAAGATGCTCCTACCTACCAATCCATTAATTATATGGGATTAATCCCACTACTAATACATGAAATCAAAAAATTAAAAGAAGAATGTTTGCATGATGAAAAAGAATTAGAATTTTTATCGTAAATAAAAACACAAAGAATAATATAAAACAATATTATACGATTTTATGAGTAGCTTTAGAAGATTGGGTGGCATTAATTATTCATTTAATAAAAATATAGTGCGAAATAATAATTCAAACACTAATTATTTGAATATAACAAATTTAATTGGAGATGAGAAAAACGAACATAAATCAAAAATAGTGTCAGAAAGTCATTTGGATATAAGTAACAATTCTTTGGTCGATGTAAATACAATTTATTTTACAAATGGTAATAGTATTCAAGGTCTAACTTATAACTTTAAAAATATGATTATTAATAACAATTTAACTGTTGGAGGAAACGCCACATTTAATAATGCAATAATAAATTCATTACAAATAAGCAATGATTTACTCATAAATAATTATATCAGTTTTACAAGCGATAAGATTAATATCCAAAATTATCCATTTAATGAAGTAGCATCAAATGTGGCTGGTACTTATTTGTATCCACAAGAGATAGAATACAATAATTTTGGACAAATAACTAAGATAGTTTCAGGCTATACAGGTTTTGAATATGGAACAACGGGCCCTACAGGACCAACCGGACCTACGGGTCCAACAGGACCTACAGGATCCACTGGACCTGTGGGCCCACCCGGACCTACTGGACCACCCGGACCTACTGGACCAACCGGACCTACTGGACCAACCGGATCCACTGGACCTACTGGATACACAGGACCTACTGGACCCACTGGACCCACTGGATTAACCGGACCCACTGGATTAACAGGACCCACTGGACCTACTGGATATACTGGATATACTGGACCCACCGGACCTACTGGACCCACCGGAACTACTGGACCCACCGGGCCTACTGGATATACTGGACCTACTGGATCTACTGGACCCACCGGACATAGAGGCACAACCGGTCCCACTGGAATTACTGGTCCAACTGGTGTATATAGTGATTTTTGGTTATCGACAAATTCTGGAACAACAAGTATATATTATAATGGAAATGTAGGTATTAATCAAAACTATCCTCAGTATTCTTTGGATATTAATGGAAATGTAAATGTTAATACTGGTGGTACAGGGGTTGTTTTATCATTAACATCCAATGGAATTATTCAAGCATTAGAGTTTAATTCGACATCTGATTATAGAATAAAAGACAACCCAATTCCTTTGTCTGACTCTATAAATTCATATAATGGACGTTACACAATTGATAATTTGCAACCATATATATACCAAAATAAATTAACAAAACAAACTAATTTAGGTTTCATTGCACATGAAGTTCAAGAATATTTCCCTTTTTTAGTTACAGGAAACAAAGATGATCCAACATATCAATCGATTCATTATATTGGATTGATTCCATTATTAATTCACGAAATAAAAGAATTGAAATCCCGGTATGATAAAATAGAAAGTACGATAGAAGGTTAAAATACCTTTGAAATTAAATAAAAATAAGATTTATTATATAGAACATAAAATATATATATTATATGAGTTTTAGAAAATTTGGTGGTGTTGAGAGAAATGCTTCTAATAATATCATTCGTAATCATTATTCTAATATAAATAAGTACACTATTTCGAATCATATTGGTGAAATTAATTCAAATATAGATGTATATTGCAATATTGATTTGAGTAATAATTCTATTATAAATGTAAATAAAATTTACTTTACCGACGGTACAATACTATCAGGAGTAAGTGATACTTTTCAAACATTAAATATATCAAATAATCTCATTGTAGATGGTACTAGCAGTTTAAATAATTTGGCAATAACAAATCCATGTACGATATCTGATATTACAATATCAAGTTTGTCCTTTTCATCATCATCATCATCATCACAAACACAGACAACCCCTTTTAATGAATTAGATCCATCACTAAATGGTACATTTAATGGTCCAGTATCAGTAACTGTAAATGCATTCGGACAAATTACTAATATAATAGATGGTGGAATAATTGGTTATACAGGTCCGACTGGTCCTACTGGATCGTCACAAATAGGTCCAACAGGACCTACAGTACCCACTGGACCTACAGGCACAACCGGACCTACTGGACCCACTGGATTAACCGGACCCACTGGACCTACAGGGCCTACTGGATATACTGGACCTACTGGACCTACTGGACCCACTGGACCCACCGGACCTACAGGCACAACCGGACCTACAGGCACAACCGGAACTACTGGTCTTAGTGGAACTACTGGACCTACTGGACCCACTGGACCCACTGGACCTACAGGTACAACAGGAACCACTGGACCGTCTGGACCAATAGGACCGACTGGTCCAACCGGTCCGACTGGTCCCACAGGACCGACCGGACACACCGGACATACAGGTCAAAATAGTTACTGGTCACAATCATTAGGATCATCAGGTCCAACTTGTATTTACTATAACGGAAATGTGGGAATTAACAATAACCCGTCTTCTCAATATTCATTGGATATAAGTGGTAATGTTAATATTAATACACAGCCAGTAATAGCAATTAATTATTTATATACAACAGATTTAAGTGGATATACCTATTATGTTTTTGGAAATACTGGTAACGTGGAAACTACTGGTACAATTCAATTTTTGTTGCCTATTACTGTAAATTATTTGGTTGTAGGAGGAGGAGGCGGGGGGAATCCAAACCGTACAACTAGTAGTAGCAGTAGTAGTGGAGGTGGTGGAGGTGGAGTAGAAACAGGTTCATTTATATCCCAAATCGCATTATACAATATCATCGTTGGTAGTGGTGGTCGTCCAAATCAAAACTATCCAGACTGTGTAGGTGACTCTTCCACTATAGTTGGTGCTAATACCAATATAATCGCATACGGTGGAAATACAGGAACAACAACCCCAATAGGTGGTAATCCAGGAGGTGGTGTAAATACAAATGGAAAAGGTGGCGATTTTCAGACTAATGGCGGCAATGGTTATCTCAATTCATTTTATTATGATTCAACATCAAATTCAATACAACCAGAAACATCCTGGCACTATGGATCTGGTGGTGGTGGTGGTGATGGTGGCCGTGGTGGTGGTGGTGGTGGTAATCCAGCAACTACACAAAGTGGTACAGGAACTGGTGGATGCTTACCCAATGGTGGTGGTGGTTATGCACTCGCAAATACAGAAAACGATGGAGGAATTGGTGGTATGAATTTATTTGGTGGTGGTGGTGGTGGTGGTTTCGGTGGCGGAGAAAATGGCGGTTCCGGAGTAGTAATATTGTGGTTTCCACCCCCAATCCTATCCCAAACATCCCTAACCGCAAACGGTATCATTCAAGCAACACAATTTAATACTACCTCTGATTATCGTATCAAAGAAAATCCGATCCCACTTAACAATTACACCATCGATGTTTTAGAACCTTACATGTACCAAAATAAATTATCCAATCAATTAAATATGGGTTTAATCGCTCATGAAGTCCAAGAATATTTCCCGTTTTTAGTATCTGGAGAGAAAGATGCTCGTCTCTACCAATCCGTTAATTATATTGGATTAATTCCACTACTAATCCACGAAATAAAATTATTAAAAGAACGATCCAAAAGAAACAAAGACAAAATTGAAACATATAAGAAAAAATTGATTACATAATATAAATCACATATACCCATACCAATAAAAAGACAAAATGCAAAATTCAAAACTACTACCTACTCTTTCTACCATCAATGCGCACCCGCGTGATAAAAATATTGAATTTTATGAACCTACACACAAATACACAATTTTAACAGACTCGGATTCAAATTACACTTCTGTAACAACATGGAATCATTCCCATTTTCCCCATTTTGATTCCGACAAAATTATCAAAAAAATGATGAAAGGCAAAAATTGGAATCCTAACCACAAATACTGGGGAATGACCGCAGAAGAAATTAAAAAAAAATGGACCGCAAACGGAGCTTCAGTTTCTTCCGCAGGAACGGATATGCATTTCCAAATAGAATGTTTTATGAATAATTATGTAATCGGCGAAAAATTACATAATTATACGCACGATGATTTATTAACACAATGTCCCCCAACCACAGACCAGCCATCCTCACTAGAATGGCAATATTTTCTGGAATTTGTAAAAGATCATCCATCCTTTCGCCCTTATAGAACAGAATGGACTATTTATGACGAAGACTTAAAATTAGCGGGATCAATCGACATGGTTTATGAAAATCCAGATGGTTCGCTTATGATTTATGATTGGAAACGATGCAAAGATATTTCTACGATTAACACCTTTAACCAATATGCTATTACACATTGTATATCCCAGTATCCTGATTCCAATTTTTGGCATTATGCTCTTCAATTGAATACCTACAAAGCAATCTTGGAATCAAAATATGGTAAAAAGGTAACAAAATTGTGTTTAGTGCGTTTGCATCCAGATTCAGAAGAAAAAACCTATGAATTAATAGAATTGCCTGATTTGTCCGATGATATCAAAACACTCTTTGAATTGAGAAAACATGACTTGTGTAATGAAAAACAAAAATAAAAACAAAAATAAAAACAAAAACACCAAGAGTTATATTTCAATTATAAAGTTTGTTTGTAATCGAACAAAACACACCACAAAAACGATTTAAAAATTTAATTATATATATTTACATAACAAACCATAATATAGTACACAATGGATTTATTTCATCTTTTATATAAAAATATACCTATATTTTTATCGATTCAAGTATTGATGACATTTTTCTTTTTATATAAATTATTAATTAACCTTTCAAAAACTACTATTAGGATTGATTTACCCAATGAATCAGAGGACACAATTACCAATACCACGATAGAAAACCAACCCATCAAATACGAAGATAAATACAAAAATGGATATTTAAAGTTAGATTTCAGACAATTAACAACAAACGAAAAAGACAATTTAAAAAATAATTTTGTTATGGAAACAACCCCATTAGGCAACGTGATAATGTATTATAGTATCGATAAAAATGGTTTTGTTTATTATAGCGATAGTACAATTCCATATCGATTTTTAGAAACTGTTGCTAGGAAATACATAACAACCTTTAAATGTAAAGATAGTAGCATTTACATTGATGAAATTGATGATGAAATGAATGAAAAAATACCAATAACGGTAGAAACTCCGTCAGAAATTACGGCTAACGCGAAACCAGCTATCAAAGTATCCAGTGTTAGTGTCAATGCTAGGAAAAATGTATTTGCGAAATTTAAAAATTACAATCATCCAAACTCGATACCATCTACTAGTATGATCACAAAGAACAATCCAAACAAAACTGCAAAACAATCAAATAAAGAAGTAAAAGAAAATAAAAATAAATATATATCGGAAGGAAAAATAAATAATTTTTCTATTATCAAAAAAATAGATAAAAAGCAAATAGTAAAGCGATTAAATATGACATTTGCAGAATTCAAGAAAATGCAACAGGAATCTGAAAATAAAACCTCGCTATAATACAAGTATACAGTATAGAATATTTGTATTTTATTTAATATCAAATCTTAAAAATGAAATCAAATAAAAATATGAGAACAAACTTACACAAAAATAAGAACAAACACACATGTAAAAAAAGTAGCAAAAATTTATACAAAAATAGAAAACAATATGGAGGTTCTGTTACTGATGCATTTAATACCTTGAATACTGCTATACAAAACGGACAACAGGTTGCAATGTCTACCGATGAAGAACAAAATCAGGAACCGGGTGATGGTGTTGTCAAAGTTGTTAATGATGCTGGTGATAAAAATACACCTATTGGTAAAGCTATAAACAATACGTTTAATCAAGACGACAATTCAGACCAAACAGGGCAATCAGGGCAATCAGGGCAACAAAATCAACAATCCGATCAGCTTCAAAAATACTTGGCCTACATTAAACAGCACCCATATTTTATACAATCCGCAATATCCAATATAATGATTAAACCTACAGCTTATTTAATAAATGAATTGGCTAGTTTGTTAAATCTTGATATGAATAATCCACAAAAATTAAAAACACACTTGGATGAAATTGCTAATTCAATTGAAGATCCTGTAAAGAGAGCTAAAGTGCTTAATTATAACGCCCAAGTTTTAGCAGTTTATTTGAGTGCATCAAAACCATCTATAGATATTATTTCAGGTATATTTTCACAAGAGGTAAGTGAAATTTTGGGTAATCTAATTTATAATATATCATCGCGTATACAAAATATGATTCCAGGATTGAATTTTTTTAATGATATTTTTTTAATGATATCGTCTATTGCGCAGGCAACGGCAACATTATCTCAACTTACTAGCACTGGAGCTATATCTACACAAGAAAATTTACAAAATTTAAATAAATCTATTATGAATGAAGTAGATGTTAAAAATAAATTAGCAATAGAACAAAAAAAACAAGCGAATATTTTAGAAAAACAAAACAAATTAGTTGCATTTATTTTAGCGAACCCAAAAATTATCAATTCTTATATAGAATATTTAAATAAATACAAAAATGAAAAACTTACTGTAAATGATATTATTCCTAATTCTAATAAAATAACGGATCCTAATTTGGATCCTAATTTAGACTTACCACAGGATAGTAAAATTATAGTAGGTGGTAAAAAAAAAAATACCAGAATAATCAACGAAAGTAACATGGATAACACACGAGATTATATATTGAATGCAATTAAAGAGTCGTTAAATGACTACAATAGGATACAAACAAAATAAAATTGAAAAATATTTATAGAGATATATTTATATTATACTTATAACAATGACAAATTTGAATACAACCCCAAGTCCAACTCCAAGTCCAACCCCAACCCCAAATACAAAAAATCATTGTACTAATGACAATGATTACCTATTATTTGAACGACAGTTAGAAGAAGTTATCCAAACTACACCAAATGAATTGAGAGAAGCAGTCAAATCATATTTTAACAGTATGAATGATATGGAAAAAAAAACACTTCTTATTGCAAAAAAACATTTGGGTACATCTTTTAACCTATTAAAAAGCAATGGATTTGTTAATTTTGAAAAGCAACTATAAAGTGTAAAAAAATAAAAAGATTGATATGTTTTTTGTTTATTGCATATAAGTTATGAATGCGATAATGTTATTTGTCTCTATTTGAATATTACTGCTATTCGCCATTTTTGTCAAGCTTGTATCTATTTTATACCCGTTAGACATCAAAAAAGAAAATAAATCCGGTATTTCATTGGCGGTCATTAAATGATGGCTATTTCTACCAGCACCACCACATCTACCACCATAAATACCATCAATGGACCGCAGAGATAAAAGAGCATATCCACATTTATTTCTATATTCATTAAATTCACTTAATCGATTATTCGAAAAATTAACCTGTCTTACTATTTTTCCGAGTGGACCCTTTGGGAAAAGATTAATAGTAATTATATTACCATATTCACAACCAAATAAATAAGGTCTACTACTTAACAAATAACTATTACTATTGGAAATCATATTAGTTTAATATAATATAAAAATATTTATATTTACAATACAATACAATGAAAACATTATCAGATGAATCACAAGAACGATTCTCATTATTTGAATTAACATCCAACTATGGAGAGAAAACATACCCACATCCAACACCACAAAATATAACCATGTTAAAATTAGATAAAAATTTAGAAAAAGAGCTACATATCAGTAATAAAATAGAAAAAATTCCATTTTATCATTTGTATTTTCAAACTATTCGCATAAAAACACTACTATCTTATGTAAATTCTAGTGTATCAACATCAATACAAGAAAAAGAAGTAATACCTTTGGAATATTGGGAAAAGGTAGTCCCATCGAACAACACCAAGACCAAGACCAATCCTTTTAGATTGATAGAAAGTTCATGTAGTTTCACTAATTCAACATCACTATACACATATGTTGAATGGTTACATAAATTTGAAAATAAAAAAGAACTATTATCAAATATATTTGATCTTTGTTTCTTTGTATTGGATGGATTGCAAACTTTACAAAAACACGATATTTTATTAGTGAATTTTTCAAAATCGAATCTGTGTTTTAATCAATTTGGCAAACCATTTATATGTAATTTAAACCAGTATATAGAAAAATCGGGTAGTTTAAATGACATTATAGACCATATAGAAGAAGTAAATACAAATTCACCCATCGAGATGTACGTTTTCGATTTTCTTAAAAAAAACAAACATATCCATTGTTTATCAAACAATCAAATCGAATTAATCGTTAAAAATTACATTGATAATCATATGATTATTTCACATCTATCAATTCATATGAAAGAAAAATATTACGAAGATAGTGTAAAATATTTACAAGTATTAACAAATAAACCACCTACATATATATCGGATTTTCTTCTAAATTATGTTGATACATGGTCCATTTATGGCTTTTACATATTTTATTTAAATGAGGTTTTGTTAAATAATACCACCACAACCACAACCACAACATCGTTTATAACAGATGATTCTAAAGTATTTTGGAAAGGGTTTATTGATTTATTTGTGAAAAATATATTATGCAATCCAAACGAACGACATAATATACAACAATTTAAAAGTGAATTGATAGAATATTTATACGCTAAAACGAAATATCTTCGCGTTTAACGTCTTTTTGAAGAGCCTCTTCTTTTTTTAGTACCTTTTGCTTTTTTGCCTGATTTGTTTCTTTTAGATTTTTTGTGTTTTTTCTCTGATGATTCACATTCAACTTTTGCACCCTTTTTTTTTCTGTTACTAGCAATACTCATTGCTTCTTTGTAGGATTTACCTGTTTCTTTTGCTACTTCTTTAATGTATTCGATCCATGAATTTGCCATTTTGATAATTATATAATACTACTATATTATTTTTTAGTACAATAATTAATAAAAAAATTGAAATAAAATTTATCCAATATAAATAAAATATAAAATACACAAAATGGTTAAAAATAGATTTGGTGGTAGTGGTCATAAAAGTCAAGCTCGTAAAAATGTGGTATCAACTACTGAAAAACATAGCCATCGTCTAAGATTAGTAGAAGAAGAAGGTGAAATGTATGCACAGGTTTCCAAAGATTTTGGTAATGGGATGTGTGAAGTAATATGTAACGATAATGTAAAACGTTTATGTATTATTCGGGGTAAATATAGAGGAAGAGCAAAACGCGACAATCAAATTCGAGTGAGAACTATTATTATCGTTGGTTTAAGAGATTGGGAAACTCATTTTGAAAATTCAAAAAAACTACAAAAATGTGATTTATTGGAAGTTTATTCTGATTATGATGTAGAAAGATTAAAAAAAACAGCCGATATAACATGGTCTATTTTTGATATGGATGATAACGCAAATCAATATGCAACAGATGATATCGTCCATTTTTCAGATAATACAGAAGAAGAGTATAAAAAATTAGTAGAAGATGATTTTATTAAAGCTAAAAACATCGTTAATATAAATGATCTTCAAGAAAACGATGGATACTATGCAACAGAAGAAAATATCAATTTTGATGATATATAAAAAACTACTCTAGTAGTAGCGGTAGGGTGGTGTGTAAAAATTATTTATTTTATCTGTAAAAAAATATAAAAATTATACGTGTAAATAATATATATGTACTTATATATATTATTTTTTTTATTTTTCACAGTATCATCCTCATTATGTGCTAATTTGAGCAAAATTACACAAGAAAGAATAAAATATATTATTCAACATCCAGGAACTACCTATGAAATGCGCGAACAAATAAATACTATATTATTTACTAGTTACAAAGATTGGGCGACCACCAAAGCTATTCATTTCAAACGTTTGCATAAAAATAAATGTAGACATATCAAAACAGATGAGCTTATATCCTATTCCTTATTTGGTTTATATCAAGGAATAAAACGATATAATGGAAATAATACATTTGTAACATATGTTGATTTTTATATCAAACATGAATTACAGCAATGTCTTGTAAAATTATTACCTATCAATGCATTACCAAAAACGTACCTAAAAAAAGAGAAAACACAACAAGAATATAATAAATTAAACAACATATATTTGAAACCAATATATATTGGTTTCGACCATTATTTGATGGAAAATACAATATACAATTCTATATATTCTAATAAAAACACGTGGTTTGAAACCGAAGATGACACAAATTTAAAAATAGAAATATGGAAAAAAATTCGTGAGTTGCCACCATTACATATGAGAATAATGTATTATAAATATTCAAGTGATTTTGAGATGCTACGTTCAAATCGTGAAATTGCAGAATTAATGGGATATTCAACCCAAACCATTCGTATACATTTATTAGAGATCAAAAAAAAATTATTACCATTTATTATTGATAATCGTAATTAGTAGAAAAGATGTAAATGATAAAAACTATATAGTTTATATTCATTCCTCTATCTCCCATTCAGGAGGTTTATTTTTTGTTCCACCATTGTATTGAACTGCGTGTTTATTATCTAACATCCATTGATTTATATGTCTACCGTCTAGATATACATCCGCAAGTATTCTTCCATATTTTTCTGTTTTAATATTGGTTAATTTCACTTTTTTGTCTAGTATTATCGATGTCAATGCATCGCGTGATTTTACAGCATGTTTTTTCTCTACATTTGTTTTGCATTTCATTTCTGGTGCATCTATTCCATTCAAACGCACAGAAAACCTATATATAGGTGATAATTCATATGGTAATTTAGAGGCAATTGTAAATGTATCACCGTCATAAACTTTAATCACCTTTCCTTCCGTTATAGGAGGTACAAATGGGATTGTATTCTTATAATTGATATCTTGAAGATATTTTTCATTTATATTTACATCAACTGATGGAATAATTTCTGTGAAATTATCGTTGTTTATAGTCTGAGATTGTTTTGTTGTTGTTGTTGTTGTTGGGGTATTACTTGAATAAACGGGTGCATATGATTTAAGGCTAACACAATTATAAAAATATCTTGCAAACATGTTAATTATTCGGATATATTTTATTACTTATAATATTTGTAGTATCGAATAATTATAAATCATTTTTATATGTTAATAACACCATGTCTAATAACGATATATCATAAACCATTTAAACATAATAAAATAAATAACCTATGTATAAAATATGAATACATTTAAGAAATTCAAAAATCCGTCTTTGGGTCAAAATACAAAAAAAACTATGTTATCCAAATCAATCAATGTTAATTCTATACATGATTTTCCTGCATTACATAATATAACAAAAATAGAAAATGAAACCAATTTTAATTTTGTCGATGCCACGAATAAAAAAATAGAAGAAAATAAACAGATAGACGACAGTGGTTTATGCACAATTTATTACGACAAACAATTAAAAAAAACAATAAGACATAATTTCCCAAAAAAAATGTATGAAGATGACGACAGTAGTGATGATAGTAGTGATGATGATGATACCAATAATTCAAATAATTACATACAACAAACGATTAGTGTAGTTCCTATTGTATATAACGTCCAATATCCAGAATTACATAATGGTATGAATAAAGCAATAAGAAATATTATGGAAAGACGAGACAAGTTTATCGATCAATATGGTGCGGACGAGTTTATTCGTCATTATTTGCAAAAAGATTCGCCCTATTTATATTCAAGATATTACTACAAAAATAAATATATGAATTATCATAAAAACAAAGTTAATATTATCAATAGCGATGCTACATGTCCTGCAAATGAAAATTTAGATATAATACAATATGATGACATGGAACTAGATGTTGATCTCGATGCCGATGCCGACGTCGATGATGATGATGATGAAATTTAATACATACATCTTGTATAAATTAGAGTACAATATGTATAAATTACATAAATAATTTATATAAATATGTAAAATTACATTTATGAACGACGATTTTAATTTCCAGGAATTAGACACTTCTTGGATTCATGATTTTGAAAAAGAAGATTGTTTGTATAAGGATTTTTATTTGGAAGATTTATATTTCATCAATATGTATTATGTTTATTTAAACGAATCTGATACAATTGAAAAAGTTAAAAAGGATAAATATTTTTTTAATGAATTTAATAAAAACATTCTATCAAAAGAAGAGTTATTTAAATTAATAGTTAATAAGAAGAACCAATCCAATGAAAATTATAAATTGAATTGTTTATTTAAATACAATTGTACGGTTGATCCATGTAATATAATTACCTTTTTAAAAAATAATACAAATGATTCTTATTTGTCACCTATAACAAGCATAGAAAACGTCCAATTTAAAAAAACGATAATGATGTTTCATGATTTAAACAGTATTTATGTTATATATAAAAAAACATTTAACACTACAACCAATACAAAAACTATTAACACTACTAACAACATAACAAAACGATTACACATCAGACAACATAATAAAAAAACAAGAAGGTTATATATTTAATCTAGTTTTCATATTGATAGTTCTAGTTTGTACGTACGATGGTTATTATCTTTTTTCTCTAATGCCCGTATTTTAATAAATGGTAATATTTTATTATTAAACAACAATTGATATAGTTCGTCATTATGAAAATAGATGTTTTTATTGATATTGCAAGGTATTTTTGCTATTTTTAAAAAACAGTCGCTATCATTTGCATATATATCATATAATTTTAATTCTATTTTATCAATTACATCCTTATATCCATGTATATCAGATTTATGAATGTTAAAATAATTATCCAATTTATGAATTGCACTATATTTTATTGCATATAAATAACTTTGATAATGATATTTTATTTCACTGCTATCGTTATACGCATACAATTCTTTGTTATTTTTAATTATGACATTATAATAATGTATAATTGAATTTTGAATAATAATAGAATCATTAATTAAAACAACAAAGTCATATTCTTTGTCAATAGAATCATCGGTTTTTATATTATTTAATACGTGAATATATTTACCAATGTCAATATATTTATCATTAGGTATTTCAATATATTTAAATATATTAGGTCTATTTATACCTGATTTAGATGCAATATAATTTTTTAATTTATCACTGTATTTTTCATTTGAACTATTAACAACAATAATATCATTATTTGGGAATAGTAGATACCGAAGGTTATTTATAACGGTATTGTATTTCAATAATGTATTTGTATGACAAGCAATAATAGTCACTATTTTTTTACGTTCAGGATTATTAGGGACAGAATTATTTGATATTATTTGTTTATAATTTTTTACAAATAAATTTAATTCTGGATTATTCTGCCGATTAGTTTTAAATTTATCTATTATACAATTCATTATTATTTGCATTATAATATAATAATAAAAATTGAACATAATTATCTAAATGAAGTTTTACTATATAAACATTTTATGAATGAATCCAAGAAAAATAATAATTGCATCTACACGATTTTCCAATCATACATGGAATGAAAATGTGAATTATAGAAACAAACTAAAATACAATGGTTGTATTTATGGATGTCCACAGAGTATTTCTAGTAAAATATCAGACGAATCTTTGTTGTATATATTTGAAATGAATAATTCATTAAATCGTATTGAAGGTATTGGTTTGATAAAAAACAAAATACACTATGATAACTACTACAAAATATATTCAGATGGAAATTACAATCGATTTGTTTATAAATCGAATTATAGGGTAGATAGAAAACAATTAGAACTCTATTATCCGGATATTTTGTCTCTTTTTGAATTAATATTATTTAAGGGTAAAACTCATTTGAAAAGAGGATTTGGAATTACACAAGTTCCAGAAAAATTAATTGATAAATATTATACAGTTATATATCCAGAGATAGATCGAGAAAGTTTAACCGATATATCACTAAATAATACGAAAAAGAAAAATCATATTGAAATTATTAGTAAAAAATTAAATCTTATTTTTGAAAATATAATAAATAGATAATAATAACAGAATATAATAATAACAGGATAATCTAATTATAAATTCAGGTTCAGACAATTTGAATATGCCAGACGAACCATTGGATTTAGATGCAACCCATTATTCTAAACAAGATTTATTATATATTTTAAATCTAATTGATAAAGATTCTACAGATTCGGATTATACAGATATGTTACAAGATATTACAAGAGAAGATATTGTAAGTGCAACTGATTCGTATATAAATAAATATACTAGTGAAAATAATGAAGAAATGATTAATTTTTTTAAGCAAATCCAAACAATATTGTTAAATGACATAGATAACAGTTTAACTGAAAACAACAATATTATTCAAACAGATAATCAAACTGATATTGAAAATGAAAATGAAACAATCACAAGAAACAACATAACCGATGGACCTATAAAATTTAGTAGATATAGTGATGGTCCAAATGAATTACGTAAAGGAACCGACGGACATAGTTTAATTAATCAAGAAACACAACATGTCGTGAATACATTTGCTCCTCCCGCAGTAAAAGGAAACTTAAATCCTCTTTTAAAAAATACATATTCTTGTTTCATTAATATAGATAGTAAATATCGTCAATTTACAAATAGTAATACAGAAACCGATTTCACATTGGATTTATCAGCGCCATTAAAAAATTTACTCTCATTACAATTGTATTCTTATCAAATTCCTATATCATGGTATGTTATTAATTCTAATATAGGAAATACTTGTTTTTGGATAGAAGACCCATCTACAAATACAATTGTACGTATATCTATCGAACAAGGAAATTACACACCTGAATCATTGGTTGTAGAATTAAATGAAAAAATAGTTGAAGCTGGTTTCTATAATTTCCCGACAATCCCATTTGTATATGACACTAGAAAAGGGAAAATAATTTTTAAATTATTTAAAGGTGTATATAGAAAGAGTGATAAAGATATTTTCACGATTTCTATAGAAACTAAAATTATATTTTTTGATTTTAATTTTTCATTTGATTGTGATACACTTACATGTGGTTTAAAATTACCAACCTATATAAATAATACATTAGGTTGGTTAATCGGGTTTAGATCTCCCAATCAAAATGTGAATATATTAGGAAATATTCCTCATGCATTAGTTGATTTAAATGGACCTCGATATTTAATACTAGTGATTGATGATTTTAAGCAAAATCATATAAATAATAATTTAATATCTATTACTGAATATGATACTACTTTAAAATTACCGTCATATTATAATGCTAATTTACCACATAGATATATAAATCATATCAATAATTCAAATTCAATATCGAATGATGTAGATTTAATAAATGATATTAATGCGAGCAACATAATATTAAATAAACTAAATATAACTTATTCAAAAATTCATAATATATTACCAGATGCACCTAGAACATTAACTCAAGCACAAATTTATACTATAAATCAAATAATATTAAATAACAACAAAAGTGGTAGTTTTTATCCAAAAGCGCCTACAAATTCGGATGTTTTTGCAGTTATTCCTATAAAACCGGGTATGTTTGGTACTATAATAACCGAGATTAGTGGATCGTTGAGTCAAAACCAAAGAATATATTTTGGACCAACAGATGTATCAAGATTACAAATAACTTTATATGATGACAAAGGAAATATAGTGGATTTGAACGGGGTTCCATGGACGTTTACTATGCAAGCAACATGTTTGTATCAATATTAGCCAATCGCACAAATTTTATAAGATAATATAATATAATATATAAATTAACAAAAATGAGTCAAAATCAAGAAAATATACACACATCATATGATTTAACTGATTACAGTTATGGAAACAAATTGCTGTTTTTGTTATCTATTGTTTTTTTGTATGATAAAAAAACGTATTTACTGTTTTATGTTATCGGTGCTGTATTGAATTATCTATTAAATAGCATTTTAAAATTAGTGTTCAAACAGCCTAGACCAACAGAAAATATGAAATTGTTTCAACAAGAAATGGATAGACGCGAAACGATTGATTGGAGAGAATATGAACGTTTTGGTATGCCTTCAGGACATTCTCAAGAAACCGCGTTCTCTCTACTATACATAACGATGGTTTTACAAAATACAAAAATATCAGCCTTGTTCTTGATAATTATGGCGTTTACCATGTTTCAACGTATTTATACAAACAAACACACATATTTACAGGTATTCGTAGGAGGCACTATTGGATTATGTATGGGTTATCTATTTTATTATTTAGCATCGAAATATATTCGGCGGTATTAGATGTTATGGTTATAATTTGTGATAATAATTTGTGATAATAATTTGTGAAAAAGTTATAATATTTCATTAGTATATAATTAAATATTATAAAACTCATACTAAACCATATATATTCATAATGGGCGCTGGAATATTACCTACAACGATACATAATAATAAATTGTATTTTTTATTTGGAAAAGAGAATAAATTTGCAGATACACCTGGTTGGGCTGAATTCGGTGGTGGTTCAGAAGGAAAAGAGACTCCTTTAAAAACAGCTATTCGTGAAGGAACAGAAGAAATAACAGGATTTTTAGGTAGCGACAGCGATTTGGAGAGAAAAATAAAGAAAACAGGTACATTTAATATTGATTGGAATACATATCGAACACATATTTTACCTATGGAATATGATGAATATTTGCCGTTTTACTACAACAATAATCAGAGATTTTTACAAAAACGATTGGATCCCAAGATTATAGAAAAATCGAAAATATTTGAGAAAGCAGAGATCCGTTGGTTTTCTATTGACGAAATAAAGAAACGCAAGATCCCTTTCAGAAGTTATTATTATAATATTGCTGATTTGATTATTAAAAACGAATTAGCAATAAATAAATTTGTTAGGTCGAAGCTTAACAAGACAACTACATATAAACACAAAACAAGGAGAATAACAAAAAACAAATCTAAAACACAGAAAAACAAAATGTTTTCCTTTTTGTTTTAGAATGTATTTATATAGTTTATTCTAATTTACGTAATTCTTTACCAAAATATTCCTTTTCTGTTCTAGTACCTTCTATAACTGTTTTTGGATATAATTGCATATCATTAACAATTGTTTGGAATATTTCAGGTTGAAATGGTAAATCAAGTTTTTTAACATATTCATTAAATGCCAAACTATCCTTTACTAAACATGGTCCAGATGGGCCTCTCATTTTTTCATTACAACGCATGTATTTATCATCTAATTCATTTCTATAAAGTAATGAATTTAATACACTATCATATTCTACGTTGTTATGTTTGCATACTTCGTAAAAACCATTCGCAAATAATACTCTATATGTATTATATACATTTTGCATGTATTTTGTTAATTCTGCTTCAATTGGTGAAACCATTTTAAAATTATCACTTATTTTTTCGTGAATATTTTTTATAACTGAAAATGCATTTTCAGAATTAGTTCCAACTAAACATATTTTATTATTAAACATAAAATCTTCATACGCACATCTTTCTCTTAAGAATTCTGGACAGAAACAAATATTATCATTATTATATTTGTCGATCATTTTTTGAGTGGTTCCTGGTGTAATTGTACTTTTAATACAAATAACACCATTATATTTTAATTGATCTAATTTATCTAAAACATCTATTAATATAGATAAATCACATTCATTTTTCTCATTAGGAAGTGTTGGAACAGATATAAAAACAGCGTCAGTATCCAAAATATCTTCTAATTTACTTTCTTTATATTTGGGATCATAATAAGCCATGTCATTCCCTATATTTTTTAAACCTTGATATATGGCTTCACCTACCATTCCTCTGCCAATTGAACCAATTTTCATTGTATATATAATATGTGATATATTATTATTATTGTGTAGACACAAAATTAATAATTAAATATTTTCTAACATTATATCGAAAGTTTTATAATAAAATCTTTCGCAATTTGTAGTAGTTTTAAAGTCCCAACAAGCAAAGATATTATTTTTTTGATTAGCATGATTTTGATAATTTTCATAATGTATTTCATAATCACATGAAGGATAATCATCAAAGAAATAAATTATTTTACTATTACAACAATATTGAGACAATTGACCTCCTCCAGACCATTCTGATATAAACGAATCACAATTTTCATGGTTTAAAAAACTCGCATATATTTGTAAATTATTTATAAAATAAACATTTTCAACATTAATATTTATATGCTCTACACTAAAAATAACAATTTTAAAATCAAGCGTTTCTTTTAATTTATTTATTATTCTTAGTAAACTTTCTGACTTGTCTTTCGATAATCCAATTATATTAGTTCTCCAATGTATAACAATAAATTTTTCATTAATTATATCAGAATAACATGGATAACTTGATAAATCATTAAAATTTATATCATTAATATAATTAATAAATTTATCAGTTCTTTCAAATGTATTCAAATGATAATTTAAATTATCAAATTCAAGAATTTGATCATTTTGTGTAGAAACGCATGAATAATATGTTAAATCAATTTCGGTATTTGTATCAGTTTTTTTATTATTCACATATTCATCCCACGTAATTATATTTCTAAATGTTTTGTTGTATAAAAAAAATCTATCCTCATATAAAGTTACTATTGTACTATCCAAATTAATTTTTTTTTTTTGTAATAAATCAAAGAGAATAAACCTCGATATATGAATTTCATGTCCTAATGGATTCACAAATCCATGACCATAAATACAGCATTTTTTTGATACAATAATATAAATGTTATTGTTTTCCATATTATATTATATATTATATAATTTAAAATATTACTTACTTATATGCCGTCAATTTCTATTTGTTTTTCAATCCATGGTATAATTTCATCTAGAGCATCTTCTAAAGTAGTATTACATTCAACACCCAAAATATCCTTTGCTTTATTAACATCAGGAACTCTTTTTTGAACATCATAAGTAAAAGGAACATCACATTCATATTTAAACTCCTCATCTGGTTTAATTTTATCCCAAATTACTTTTGCGAGTTCTAAAACTGTATGACCTACTGGTGTTGAAATATTAAAATCATCATTTAAAGCTTTTGGATTTACAATGCATTCATAAAATCCATTTGCTAAATCGCCTGCGTAAGTATAATGTCTTATTTGTTCTCCTTCTCCTAATATTCTAAGTGGATATTGTCCCTTTAAAATTTTTTGGACTAAATCTGGAACAACATGACTCATTGCAAGTTTAATATTACCAGAATAACATTCTGTTTCCAATTTAGCTCTCTTTTCACCTGTTCCAACAGCATTAAATGGTCGAATAATAGTGTATGGTAATTTATGTTGTTCCCATGCACCTTGAGCCCAGTATTCTACAGATAATTTTTGAAATCCATATGTACTTAATGGTGGAGGGACTAATCTCACATCTGTCTCTTTACTAGGCCATCTATCGGTTGATTCAAATACCATACTAGACGATACAACTACAATCTTTTCAAAATGATCAGTATTTTGATGTGCATAAATACATGCATCAAATGCTGCAGCAGTAAGTAATTCGTTTTCTCTTAATAAAAAATAAGCTAATTCATGAAACATAGATATTCCTCCTATAATTGCTGCACCAGAAACTAATATATTGATTTTGTTATCTACAATAAGCTTTTGTAATCCTTCTGTATCCTTTGCATCCATCTCTAAAAAGTGAAAATTTGGATGATCATCATATGTTTTACTCATTTTACCATACTTCCAAAAATTATCTACTCCCCATACATGATGTCCTTCATCTAACAATTTATTAATAGCATAACCAGCTATAAATCCATGACTACCAGTCCAGAGTATATTTTTTGGCATCTATATAATAATAGTAATAATAAATATTTAAGTATTTTATTAAATTAATAATATTTTATATTATAAAATATGATTCAAATACCTGTTTGCAACGGCGAGTTAGTTGATAAATTAACTATTTTAGAAATAAAAAAAAACAAAATGACTGGTGATAAATTAGAAAACGTGACAAAAGAATATGATCTATTGTATCCTTATTTAATTCAAATTGGGTTATCTATAGAACATGAACTTTTTAAAAAATTATATGATATAAATTTAGAATTTTGGGAATATCATGACTGGCAAAGAGAGAGATGGAGATTATTAAAAGATGATAATTTTATAGATATAGAATTGTTCAAAAGAAATAGGGATGAACATATTTTGAATGATGAAAGAGCTAGAATTAAAAAAGAAATTAATAAACTAACAAATTCTGAAATTATTGAGGAAAAATTATTTATTAGTTATCACATATAAATTATGACATTAAAATTCCATTTCAATGTTATTAGGATGTTGCTATTTTTGCATTTTACATATTATTTAAATCCCATGCTTTATAGCAAGAAAATTGAAATAATGGTTCTGGTAAATTAAATGGTGATAACATTAAACTTACAGCTCTGCATTCACCTAGACATGAATACTCGATATCTTCATTTTCAATATCAGATGAATCAGTACAAAAAAGATAAGTAGAACCAGAATTTTTAAAATTTGTTAAACAGTTATTTATATGTAAATATGACAAATGAATAAACATTTCCTTACATAATATGAAGTCCGCTTTTACTGAAACATCTGTAACAGCATTAAAAACTTTGAAATGATAATTCACATTATCTATTTTGTTCATATTATTAAATATGTCTTCAATTTTATCAACAATGTCATATGCATAATACTCTATTTTTTTACATTTAGTTTTCGATAATATTTCGATAAATAACATATTAATCCAATTTAAATCTCCACAAGGAATATCTGATATAATAATAGTTTCTTTATCTTGTAAAAATTCATTAATGAACTTTACCACAAAAAATATACAATCTTTTACTAAAGATGACTCTTTTTCTGATCCTGGACCAGAAATCGATTCCTTTGACCCCCATGCATTGGTATCAAACGTTTTTGTAAAATGATCTGACAAATCCATTTATTTATACATACTTATGTATTTAATATTTTTTATAATTAAACTAATTCTAAAATAGGTGGTTCACGAGATAAATCAGTTTCACCACACATCGATATACATTTTTTGTCACCAGGATTAAAATCGGGAATAATACATATATTATTTATTAAATCGTTATCTGATAGATTAAAATATAAATTACATGAATAATTTGTATCTCCATGATTGACATAACTTTGATAAATAGATACATAATTTGTTTTCATATATGAAAATATATACATTTCAGGTGACAAATAACCATCGTTTATATCATTTAATTTATTTATATGTTCAGATTTTGACCACCAAAAATTACCTGAATAATGTTTTTTCGGGAAATTTTTCAAATTAGTACCTACACAATCGTAATATTGTAATAATTCAATAGATAACCTCCACTTATTAATAGTAAAATAATCACATAAAGTTCTCCAATCATTGTAACATTCTTCATTTCTGGTAACACTTTTACTATGAATATAATATAAATAGTAATCACCACTAATATATTTTTTAAAATTATTTATGGCAAATTTTTCATATAAATTATCCTCAGTTGAAATAACTACAAATTTATCATATTTGCTAAACATATCTATACATTCATTTGTCACATTACAAACAAAACATAATATTTTGTCCGAATTATCATATAACCCACTTTCGACTATTTTTTGGATTTGACTATTAATTATATCAATATAATTACCTATACAACAAATAAAATAAACACCATAAATATTTCTTTTTTTAATATAATTTGCATTAATTTCGTTACAAATATTATATTTTATAGAATCAAAATTATATTGGGATGGTTCCAAGTGTGTATCATAAAAATTTATATCAGTATGATGCAATGATAATAAATATCTATAGTCTATTTTTTCCAAATTTCCTATTAACCAATGTTCAACTGAATAACGATCTTCATTAGTATTTATAGGTGGCAAACTTTTAATATGTTGAGATGTTGACCACCAAAAATTTCCAGAATAATGATTTCTATATTTATTTTCATTATTAATATAATACTGTTGATTAACACCAATACATTTAAAATTATCTAAGTTGGTTATACACAATTGATGTTGTTCAATTAAAAAATATTCTAAATATTTTCTCCATTCATATGAATGAGGTTTATTTAATACTCCTTTAGTATGTATTTCTAATATTTTTATATTATCATCAACATTGTCTGAAAAAAACTTGATGCGTTTATAATTTGGAAACTCCCATTCATTTGAATTTTGAGAATAATATATTAGTTTTATTTTATAATCACATGGTAATTTTTTATACTTACCTAACATTGTAACAAATATATAATCTAGTTTATCATATAACCCAGATTGTTTTATATAATTATATTGATCTAAAAATATCTCATATCCTTTATAATCATCTAAATTACATATAAGTACAAAACACACAGTTTTATTTATAAAAACAAAATTATTTAAATTGAAATTTAATTCATTAGGACTTGTTTTAAAATAATCGTTGAATTCTGGTAAATTATTATATATATATGGATATGTATTGTAATTGTTATAATCTGATTTAATAATAGTAGTATCATTATGATGAATGCTTTGTAAAATATCTATAATTATTGAATAATTATTTTCATCAAAACCGAAACAATTATCGTAATTTTCTAATCTCTCTGTATAAGCGCCTATGTTGTTATAAATAATAGGTAAACCAGTATGTATTGCTATAGATAATGTAAGTGAATATGTTTCTTCGAATGTTGAGACAAATAAAAAATAGTCTATTTTGTTAGTTTTAATTAAATCAAAAATATTATTATTATCATAAGGTCCATGAACAATTAAATTGTCATATTTAATATCACATCCCCCAAAAATATGAAATGTATAATTATTTACATTATTATCATTGAACGATTTTATAATATTATCCACTAAAAATCTACCTTTATGTTCGCAATTTATAACACCCATTATACCAATATTGTAATGCTGTTTTTTTATTGGGAATATTCTTTTATTATAATAATTAATATCAGGAACATTATTTAATAACATATAATTTAAATTTTCAAAATTTATATATTTTGAGTAATTATCATAACAATTTTTACTATTAAAAAATATTTTATCAAAAACACTAAATATTTTTGATCCGTTCAATATATCATTTTCAATTGGTAATATATTATGTGATTTAATTGGGTTAGGCGTGTTTGGCATTATTAAAAAATAATCGTGTACAATTAAAATTTTTTTATTATTTATTTTTTCAATAAAATCAGCCATATTATAATTGATTTCATAACAGCTATGTTGAGCGCTACATAATAAACTATGTGTTATAATTATATCATTATTATCGATATAACTAGATAATGTATTCATTGAAATTAATGTATCATTGTATAAAATACTATCATTATCAAGAATTTTTATAATAATATTATCATAATTGTATGACAATACGGAAATCATATTATTAATATAAATTTCAGTGCCACCACCAAAATTATGACTTATATGAATTATTTTATTTAAATTTTTATATTTGCGTCCTTCATAAAACCCGTGGTTTTTATAGTGATTTATTGCTTCTTCATGTGTCATATGTTGTAAATCTGGATATAAGTTTTTATATACACTTACATCAAAATCATGAGGAATACAACTATTTTTATGTTTACGACATTCATAAATTCCACATCTTTTATAATGACATATCGCTTCTTCATCTGTCATGTGTTGTAAATCTGTATATAAATTTTTATATGCAGTTACATCGAAATCACTAGGTAAATAAACACTTTTATATTTGCGTCCTTCATAAAATCCATAGTTTTTGTAATGTCTCATAGCTTCTTTATCTGTCATATGTTGTAAATCGAGATTCAAATGTTTATATGTAGCTACATCAAAATCATGTAACATTAGTTTTCTTTTTAACCCATTTTCATATGTCATTAATTTTTTTTTATACGACATTATAATATAATGTCATATAAAATATTATTATCTAAAACGCTTAAATAAATAAAATTAAAAATTTTGTAAAAAATATACAAAAGTATGTGATGTCTTGTTTACACAATTTACATAAACAATACGTCTTGATAATTACGTTGTAAATTGAATCCCAAATAAAAGTTATGCTCTTCAACCACTATAACTTCGTAATGTTTGATTTCATCAACAATAAAATATATATTTTTATTAATTACACTTAATCCATGATAAGTACCATAATTTATGTTATTATCTTCAACACCCAAATATATATCAATCAAGTTACCATTTGATGATAATTCTATTATTTTTACTAATACATTTTTATATTCATATGAATATTTTTCTGGTGGTATTTTTAAACAAACTGCGGTTTTTGCTTTCATTAAATCATTATTAATAATTGATTGCGATTTGTACAATTGTATTCTGGAAAAAATCCTATTTTCATTTTTACAATAATTATTAAAATGATTCAATAAATCAATATCATTGTATTGACAATTTTTTAAATCCATATTACAATTTCTATAAATATCAACATCAAATTCATTGTATTTGTTTATCATATCATTCATATTACCCTTTTCATCAATTGAAACAACATGACCGTTCATACAATAAGCTAATAATCCAAATAAATATTCCCATGCATGTATTTTTCTGGGAACAACGTTTAATACATACCCTCTCTCCAAAATATCATATTCATGATCAAAATGAATCCCTTCAAATATTTTAAAGTATTTTTTATTGCACATAAAAATTGTTCCAGCAATAAAATAAGATTCTTTTCCAAATTTCTTTATATAGCATGGATTATTTATTCTATAATATTCATTTATCCCATGATTTTTAAATTGATTTACTGTTTCTTTATTACTTAATAATTTTAGATCAGTCTCATAATTTTTATAAAACTGTGGATTTATATTTAAATCTGTATAAATATTTTTGCTATCTTCTATGTTTGTATTTTCAAAAATATAGTCATCAATATATTCTCTCCAATCAATGTCTATAAAATTATCAAAATGGGTTTGGTTTCTATTGAATATATCACTAATATAATTTCGATTTGTACCTTTATTTCTATAACAATATTTTTCACAACCAACAATAATAGGTATATTTTTTTTTGTTTGTAATATTGACTCTATTTTTTTATAGTTAACGCTAAGAGGTAACAACATATCACGTCTCCAATCATCATTTGTTTTTGTGTGTATAAAATAAATATTTTCAATGTCGTTGTAATTAGGATGTTTTATTAACAGTTTCATATTTTGTAAAAAACCGCCAATATCAGCGCCTTTATTTTCTATTATTTTAAAAAATGCATTTGGTATATATTGCGAAATAGTAGCAACAAAGTCCTTATTATGCAATGTGATAAATATCAAAATTTCTCGTTTAAAAAAATGTGGTTGATTTTTATATATTTTCAAAAAAACATCAATATTTCCTACATGAAATATAATAGCGGTTTTTATTATACAATATTTTCGTTTTTCATTAAAACCATGAGTTTTATAATGTTCTATTGCATCTTCATCGGACAAATATTGCAAGTCCGCATTTAATTCTTTGTATGTTTTAACACAAAAAAAATAAGGCAATTTATCTAATTTCATTATAATTTTATTACTATTATACTAATAATATTATATTATTGATATTTTTACATATTGATTATTTTTATATCTTATCTAAACCCAGGAAATAAATCATGTAAATCATCATTTGTTATTAGTCTTCTGGATCTAATTTTGAATAATTTTTCCATATTTTCATCATATGGATCACATGGTCGTTTGCAATACGTTGCTTTTTTGCGGAAACCACTACCATCATTACCTATAACATTTTCATCTGAATCACTTACCAAAGGAGAAATATAATAATATGCTATTGATTTTCTAAATACATTTTCAGGGCATTTTATGATTTCAGGTAATCCGTGCCATGATTGATTATTCGTTTTAAAAATGATTGCTGTGTTAAATTTAACATGGGATCGGACAACACAATTTTGCATATCTTTATCCCATAATTGTGTATCACCATTCCATTCTTCTTTCCAATCTTTACTCATATACAATATGATGTTTAACCTTCTCTCCTTTTCCATATGAGGATGTTTTTCATAATCCAAATGCATGTTTAATTTGCCATTTCTAGGATGTATATGTAATCCAGCACCGTGTAAATATGGATCATATTCTAATGATTCAATACCTGACAGAGTAGATACTTCTTTAATTATTTCATCGGTAGATAATAAATAAAAAAGTTGACGGATACATACCGGTAGGTTATTAATATCATCATTTGCATATTTGATTTCCAATGGATTATAATATTTATGCCATTTTTTGGATGTAATATCTGTTGGGAATTTATCGCATATCAGGTTTGCATATTCTTCATTCAAAAAATTAGGTATTATAATATGGTAGAATGGTTCGGCTCCACTAAATTGTTTAAATAACTCGGGGGTGTTATTGATCCAATCACCAAAATAGGATCTTTTTTCTATTTCTGGTATAGATTCCATTTTCTTCAATTCCAAAAGTTTAATTTTGTATTGTCGATTAATTAAATCATTCAATCCAGTCATTAAATCTACTTTAATATTCCACCCTAATTCTCTCACTTTTTTATTACTTATATAATAACGCATATCATTGTAAGGTCTGTCTTCAACATATTCAATCCATTCTTCATAATCTTCCGTATTTTTTATTAGTTTTATGAGTATCTTGGCAATTTCCATAACAGAATATTCCATCCCTTCGTCACAACCAATATTGTAGATCTCTCCAACATTTCCCTGTTCCAAAATAGCTTCAAATGCTGTAGCAGTATCATATGCATGTAAGAATGCTCTTACTGTTTTACCTTCGCCTTGGATAGTCACTTTTTTGCCCTCGTTCAATAGTTTAATAAACCGAGGTATTAATTTTTCAGGATATTGATTTGGACCATAAACATTGTTACCTCTTGTAATGATAATAGGCATATTATATGAGTGATTATATGACTGGGCGATTAATTCAGCACCCGCCTTTGTTGCCGCATAAGGATTGGTCGGACATAAAATAGAATGTTCGGTTTTATGTTTTTCATGAATATCATTCATCGATTCACCATACACTTCATCGGTAGAAACATGAATGAATTTTTGTATTTTTTTGTATTTTCTGCATGACTCTAGTAACGTATGGGTACCCAAAACATTATCATGAGTAAATGTGAGAGAATCTTCAAAAGAATTTTGGACATGACTTTGTGCCGCAAAATGAATAACGTGTGTGATATTATATTTTTTAAGCATTGTATCCAAATAATCAGCGTCGCATAAATTGGCTTTCAAAAAAACATAACCTTTGTCTTTTTGAATATATTCATCTACGTTATCGATATCCGCACAATAATACAAGGCATCTAAATTTACCAGTGTGTCAATCTTACCAAGAGGAAAATAATAATTAATAAAATTACTACCTATAAATCCACACCCTCCGGTTACCAATAAATTTACTGGTTTTCTCTCCGCATCCAGTTCCTTTCTATATTCAATCAAGCAATTGCGAACAGAATCCTTGATATTTAATACTTCTGGAAACAAAGTCTCTAGTTTATGAGTTTCCAAAAAGTTATTGGATCGATCTGATGTGAGAATCTTACGTTGTTCTTCTTGAGAGAAATTCTTCCAGGTAAAAAGTGGATCCACGATTTCTTTATACATGGTTAAAATTTCATTGTGACTAATTAAACCAGGGTTGGTTAAATTAACAGTTCCACACACTTTTCTCTTCATCATCGTTAAAACAAAAGGTAAAAGTTCTGGTAAAACAGTCATTGAATTTGGAATAGAACATATACGATCATAGGTTGCTATTTTAGTGATGAAATTACGCGCATTTTTATTTCCGGTAATAGGCATACGAATACGCAGATTCAACACCGCATTTTTGTATCCTTCCAAATGCATAATTTGATCGGTGAAACCTTTTACAACCGAATAAGATGAACCAAAAAAATTAGGTAATGAATCTTCATCAAAACCAGATTCTTCCATTCCAAATGGATGTTCTTCATCAAATTTAAAAATACATCCTGTACCCAAATAGGTATAATGAATTTCACGATTTCTACAAAGTTCTGCCAAGACAATTGGAGAGAAAAGATTATCGCGAATATTTTCCACCAATTTACCCTCTTCTTCTAAATAATCAATAGTAGTGTAGGTTTTATCACCTATCTTTCCATGTGTCCTACCAATAAAAGAAACAACATGAGTAGGTTTTATTTCATCCAATTCTTTTTCTAAATCCAACGGATTTTCTGCACGCGCTTTACCAATAAAATAATTCTGGTTTTTACTCTTTAATACATCGATAAATTGGCTACCGATCCAACCGTTGCTACCATAAACCAAAATTTTCATATAAATATTATTATATTTTAATATTTAAAAAAAACCATAAATAGATGAATTAGAAGCAACATTATCATTGGTAATTTACTATTCGATGTTTTTACACGACAAAAAAACAATATTTTCGTTCCCTTTTTTCTTTAAGTTAAAAATCCAATTTATTATATAAAAAGTGTAATAAAATTGACAAAAGTTTTTTTGAAAAACAAAAATGGACAAAAATAAATGTCCAATTTTCAAAACTCGAAAAACTTTTTACAAAAAAAACGTGTTTTGTTACCATAATTAAATTTTATGGTAAGGGCTTAAAAAAAATAATTTTCAGTTTGTTACCATAAAATTTTCGGATTTTGAATTCGTTTGTATTTTAGGAACTTTTTCTGTTGACAAATTAATAAAAATGTTGAAAAGTTCGGTTCCAAAAAGTTCCATTTTTTACAAGTGCGAATTGTGTGACTATAAATCGTCACGATGTAGTCAATATAACAGACATCTATACACAGCAAAACACATAAAAATGGAAAATTCAACATTTTGTCAACAGATGTCAACGGAAAAAAGTTCCGATTTTAAATGTCACTGTGGTAGAATATATAAAGATAGATCAGGTTTATGGAAACATCAAAAAAAATGTGATGATACTGCGTCAGAAAATAATGATACTATTGGAACAGAAAAAGTAGATATTTTTGATAAAGAACTCATGATAACATTGGTGAAGCAAAATGCAGAATTGTTAGAAATAATAAAAAATGGTAGTAATATCAATAACACAGTGAATAACAACAATTGTAATTATACAAACAACCATAACAAAACGTTTAATTTACAGTTTTTTCTCAATGAAACGTGCAAAGATGCAATGAATATATCCGAGTTTATTGATAAGATTTCTTTCCAACTATCAGATTTAGAAAATATAGGAAAGTTAGGATATGTGGAAGGAATATCGAATATTATCATAAAAAACCTGAATGCATTGGATGTTGATAAGCGTCCAATTCATTGTAGCGATGTGAAGAGAGAGATCATATACGTGAAAGACGACGATAAATGGGAAAAGGAGGAGGAAGATAAACAAAAAATAAAAGACGTGATTAGTAGTGTGGTTTCAAAAAATATTAGTATGCTTCCCGAATATCAAAAGAAGTATCCACAATGCATGAATCCAGAATCGAAAAAATCGGATGAGTACAATAAAATAATCATGGAGACAATGGAAGGTGGGGTAAAAAACAAAGAAAAGATTATTCGGAAAATAGCCAAAGAAGTGGTTATAGAAAAATAAATTATTCTTTTGTTATATATATAATGGAAGAAGAGCCAAAAGTGCCATCTAGTAATACTAAATTACTATATTTTTTTATAAACGATTATAGCTTATATAATTGGTATAAAAATATTTTTTACGAAAATAGGATAGAATTGCCTTTTACATTAGATACAGATGTACGGAGCACCGTAAATGTATGGGACCCAAAGATTATCATACATCCGTTACTAGATAGGCGTCTCATTTCTGATATAAATATAAGTATAGATCAAGGTAATCTATCTTCTTTTAACGCTATTGTATACCTGACAGATAGCAATAAAACCCCTACTAATGATGATGATGCTGATGACCTTACCACTCAATGGTACGGGCGTTTGAAACCTAATGTAGAAACGTTTATCAGACAAAAATCGAAAAACGACACAGCCTTACAAAAATTGTCAACGAATTTAAATATAAATGAAAATGTTACATGTAATGTTACGTGTAGGTTTTTTGTTATTGGTAAAAAATCTAATCATTTGAAATCATACGAAGAATTAGAAATAGATTTTCAAGAAGTTACCGAAAGATACAATAATCAATTTGAAATAGATAAAGGCAAAAAGAAATTAGTATTTATTGGAGAAGATTTTAACTCACTCGACATTAATAGACGAATTTTAGATAGTTTGATGAGTTTAAATGATGCCGAAACCAACAATAAAATAATAACATTACCTAAATATAATACAAATTTCATTAGTTATGTTTTAAATAATTATAATTTAAATAATTTTGATAATTATTTTATCGAAAGTAATCGAATTGTGGATCGTTATAATGATAGTGATAGAGAAAACAGTTCTTTTGTATCCCCCCAGTGGCTTCGGGGTGGTATTAGATCAATGAGAAAACCCACCAAAAAAACCAAAAAAACCAAAAAGACAAGAAAACCCAGAAAAAAATCAAGAAAATCGAGAAAACACAAAAAATCACGAAAACATTGATTTTAGAAACGATTTTGAAAAAAGCCAAAGAGGTGGTGTTATAGAAAAATAAATATTCTTTTGTTATATAAAATGGCAGATTCAAACAACCAAAATTTACTCTATTTTTTTATAGATGGTGATAGATTAAAGGAATTATATAAAAAACTTTTTACTGATAAAGAATTTAAATTACCATTTATATTTACGGAGGATGTTGACAGAATAATAAAAACATCTGATAATTATAAATATTTAAATACAGTTATTAATGATAATTATATATTTGAAATAGACATTAATATAAATAATGGCGAATTGATAAATTTTTCTAATAAAATCGTTAATGGTGAAGACGAAAAAGAAGATGTCTTCAATAGTTCGTTTTCTGTATATATTCCAATAAATACATTATTCGACATAAAAATTTTTTATCGTATAAAAATAATCAAAAGATTGAGAGATTTAGTGCACCATGATGGACTCATGAGAGAATATCTTGATGACATAAAAAAAAATGGATACTCCGATAACGTTACAAATGAATACGAAAAAAATTTTGTCAAAGAGTTTGAAAAAAAAGAAAATGTAAATTATTTAAATGATCCCGAGAATGATATTAAAATTGTCTCCGGTGATTTACTTATAGATAAAATCGGAAAATATTTTAAAACATATATGAGAATTACTAATAATCCCAAAGTTCTTGGTATTGATCATATTATTGGAGAAGAAACCGAAGAAAAAAATGAATATATTGATAATTTAACAAATGCTTTCATTGGAAATAATGATAATAATATCAACTGTAATATTAAATGTAAATTTTTTATTATGAATTCAAACTCAAGTAGTGAGTTTTATGTGAATGTATTTGATGATGATAAAGATAAAATTAATAAAATATTTATTTCTGATGATTATGCTGGTACAAAAGAATTAAATAATTATTTAACCATTTTTTCAGATAACCAACCAGAAATAATATTATTACCATGCTTACATTCTAAGAGTAACAGTAACATGTGTCAATATACTGATAATGGTGGAATAAGTGAAAACTGTAGTATTTTTCGAGATAAAAACATAGACACCGGACTATACACAGAGTTTTATGGTGACGACAAGGTCCGTAAGCGTTCCTATATTTATTACGCTGATAGAAAACATTGCAGAGATACAAATATTATTAGTTTAGTTTTAAATAAATTTTATACCACCACCATTAATCGAATTGAAGAAAATTTAGGTGGAAAAAGAAGAAAACCCACCAAAAAAACAAAAAAAACAAAAAAGACAAGAAAACCCAGAAAAAAATCGAGAAAATCGAGAAAATCGAGAAAACACAAAAAATCACGAAAACATTAATTTTATAAAAATATATTATACAAAAATATTTGTATAATATATTATGTCTACTGATGAATTAAACCAACCAGAAGTGTTAATATTTTTTTTAAGTGGAGATAAAATAGTGGATTTATATGATAAAATTTATATAAAAAATAAGACTAATTTACCATTTTACATAGTGCAAGGCCAACATTCCATAATTTCCCAAAATGACATAGCGAAATTTAGTCTGGATTATGATGAGGTCTATGATATTAATACATTTACACATAGTGATAAAAAAAAAATTTTTGAAAAAATAATATCAAATTTTTGGATGTTAATTCCTGAAATGAATATTAAATTTGTTAATGGTAATTTAAGTGTTTTATCTAATAAATTCATTTTGTTAGAAAAAAAAAGAAAAGAGATAAAAGAAGAAGGAGAAAAAGAAGAAGAAGGAGAACCAAAACCAAAAGAAGAAAAAAATAATCATTGCTATAAAATTGTCTTTAATAAATATATTAATAATGAAATTACAAATGTTAATTCTACAATAGAAGATCCAAATAGTAATGAATATTATTATTCAGATAATAAATTATATGATGAAAAATCATCAACAGAATATTCAACTATATTCAAAGAGGATACTACTACTCCTGTGTTGTATATGAAAAACAATCAAATAGTACAAAACGCACAATTAATCGATTATTGTTTTTCTGGAATAAACTGTTTGAAAAATAGTAAGGCTTTTCAATATTTCATAGTACCAAATCTATATAAAGGTGATACAGATGAAAATATACAATCAAGTTTTAAAACTAACCAAAATGTTACATGTAATATTACATGTAAATTTATTAATGTAGATATTTTACAAAGAGATAATATTGACAAATACACGCAACTATTTACATCAGGTAAAATAACAAAAGTATTTATTGGTGATGATTTTTTTGATAAAGAAAACAACAACCGAATATTATCTAATTTATTAACAGAACAAAAAAAACTACAAAATACTCCAGAAGTAATATTGTTACCATGTTTGCAAAATAAAAGTTCAAATAATGAAATAAATGAAATATCAATTGCAGAATTAAATAATAAATTAGATGATATAGAATTAAATACAAAATTTAATACAGAATTTAATGTTGATAATAATAATTGCGCGGATACGAATTTCATTAGTATAGTTTTAAATAAATTTTATACCACCACCATTAATCGAATTGAAGAAAATTTAGGTGGAAAAAGAAGAAAATCCACCAAAAAAACAAAAAAGACAAGAAAACCCAGAAAAAAATCGAGAAAATCGAGAAAACACAAAAAATCACGAAAACATTAAAATATACCAATAAGATAAAAAATTGAAATTGAAAATGAAAATGATAACTGATAATAATAATGAATAATAATTATAAAATGAAAATAATCACTATAGAGCAATTTGAAAAATTACCCAAAAAACCTTCTGTATCAGGTAGATCACTAGAAGCAGGTAAATTGTATTACATACGTGATATAAGAAAAAAAACAAACCCAGTTTACATTGGAAGATATGTAGAACCCGTTATGTATTACAATGATACTATTTCAGTATTATACAATTATCAATTCGAAGATGTTAAATATTTAGTAAAAACTTCACAACATCGCAGAGAGCCAATTGGAATATTTGGCAACGTAGATAACTATTATGAAGTAGTATATCCAACACCTACCAAAACAGACATTATAAATAAAAAAAATACAATAAAAGAGTTGGAGAATTTCATACTCGCAAAAAAAGCGAAACCACAAGAAAGTGGATAAGATTATATAAAAGTGTGTGATAAATATAACTATTACTTGTTGTGAAAAACGCGTTCAAATCGATCTTCTAGATTGTATAGATCGTAATAAAAATAATGACATTGTCTAGTATATTTTTATTTATCCAATAAAATAAAAATATACACATAATATAAATCATGACAATAACATTTGCAGAATATAAACAATTACCAAAAAAAGCCCCGAGTAATAATTTGAAAGAAGATAAAAAATATTATATAGAAGGTACTTCAAGAAGAGATGATAAGATGAAAACTGTATATATAGGTATTTATAGACGTAATAGAGATGGATACAATCATTTCGATGAAGTAGAATATGTTGTAAATCCATTTCATCAAGTAGGCAAACCACATGGTTTTGACGCAACATCAGGTCATAAATTTATGGAGGTAATCGAAATTGGGCCAACGGAATCAGATTATATAAATAAAAATAGAACACTAAGTGAATTGCGTGATTTTGATAAAAACCTAAGATCAAGGTCAAGATCATCATCCAGGTCCAGGTCATCATCCAGGTCTAGATCCAGGTCCAGGTCCAGGTCCAGGTCCAGGTCCAGGTCCAGGTCCAGATCCAGCTCTTCAACCAAGAAAGGCGGTAGAAAACACCCAAAAAGAAAAACAGTAAGAAGGCGTAGTAGAAAATAAACAACCAATCTCAGTAATCAACTATTTTATGTGGTTTTAGAAATATAGAACTACATAAAAATCTATAGATATAATATACATCAAACAAACATCTATATCCATAAAACAAATGAAATTCTCTCAAACACTCGCTTTTCTAGTAGTCGCCACATTTTTGATTCAATATTTTTTGGTGAGTATAGTAACCACAAGTAATCCTATGTATATAAGACATAGTTTAGGTAAATTTTATTTAGCATTGGTAGTGGCTTTCAGTGTTGGTACAATGCAAGTAATGATCCATGATATAAGTTATGATACAAGAAGTGTCAATAAATATTTTATCATGATGGCGTTGTTGATTTTATCCATCATTGCATATAGAAATCAAATCTTTGTGACGGACGAAAACTATTTGAATCAAATGATTGAGAATAAATCCGTTGAATTATTAGAGAATGAAGAAATACTAAAAAAGACACATAGTTATGGTGTAACCAGAATGGCCAAATTATCAGTCCAAAACACACAAGAGGAGATAAACAAAATGATACGTTTATTGAACGCACAAAAGGATTTGAAAAAGATTCGACTTAGTAATTAAAATGTGGATAATATATATGGAAGGTGAAGATGCGAAAAATTATTTATTTTTTGTAGGTAGAAATCGATTTAAAGAATATTTTTTAAAACCATTTGAATCATTGTATAATCAAAATGTTAGTTATGATGAAAAAAACGACCTTTTTTCTTTTAATATAATGGAAGATGGTGCAATATTTACTTTAAGTATGAATAGGAATTATAATGTTAAAGAAGCTAGTATACTACCAAATAACACTGATAATAATGGTATAAATCTAAAATTGTCTCGTCTTAATGCGTATTTAAATACAATAGAAATAAACACAATATATACAAATTTTGCTAAAAAATTTATATTGAGAAGAGAAAATGATCGAATTAGTAATAAATTTCGGGGGGACAACGATATAAATTCACTTATATTACCAGATAAAATTAATATTGTATGTTATTTTGTAATAATGCCAGCATTAAAAGACTTCATAAACCAAGAATATTTGGGAGTAATATGTGAAAAATATAAAATAAAAGCAACAGATTTTCCAATACAAACACAAACCTTAAATGGTATATTTGTACCAGATATAAAAGAATATCAAACTATTGCTGGTTGTTATTTAACCGGTACAAATATTACAGTTAATAATATTTATGTATTACCATGTTTGCATGAAATTTATGAAGGTGCAGGAGATGGAATTAGAATAATATCAGTACTAGCGAATGATGAACAAAACATGTTATATAATAAAAGAAATACAAATTGTAGAAAAGATGAAAAGAAGATAAAAAGGATTCAACGTTATCACTTTTTTCAAAAAGTCGAAAAGATATGAATATTTGCGATAAAATTAATAATACCGAAGTTAATTGGGAAGTTTATTTAGATTTCTATAACGGTTATAGAGATCAAAATAATTCAGGAAGAAAATTATGTAGAGAGAATAATTTTTTACGTATATTTTTAAAATATTTGGATAATAATAGTAATTTTGTTGTACCTGTTGTACCTGTTGTACCTGTTGTAAATAGAATATACGAAGGCGGTAAAAAATACAGAAAATCTAGGAAATTGAGAAAATCTAGGAAACATAAGTCGAGAAAATACAAAAACAAGTCGAGAAAATAAAAAAATTTATTATTGCTATTTTTAATGATAATAATAAAAAATATATTGATATTATATATAGAAGTATAATGATTGATATAGATGATACAGATAATAATTCTTTATGGCGAAACTATGATGACCAACTAGCTCAGCCTTTAATTACATCCAATGATAACGATAATGATAATGATAATGATAAACTTAATATTGATTATAAAAATTCAAAAAACTATTTATTTTTTGGTCATCAATATAGATTTCAAAATTACGTAATAGATTCAATTAACTCGTTACTACCAAAAAAAAAAAAAATAAAAGAATGTAGTGTATTAAATAATTCTATTCTTTGTTTGGATGTACTCCCTATAACAAATTCGAATCAAGTAAAATTTCAATTGAGTTTAGTATATAATGGTGATATGGGAAGTGCAAAAGCAGGTAAAGTATATTGTGAGAATATGATGGAGACATCATATTCTGTTCCTCAAGAAAAATTTAATGATACATTTAAAATTTCAAGAAATGACAATACCCGACAACTAAAGTTATTTTTTGTGCGTCATGGTTTTTCTGAACATAATGATAAAAAAACAGGTAAAAAAAATACATCATTATTAGAATCAGGTGTAGATGCATCGATATATTCAGGAATTGAATTTAATAAAATGTACCCAAGTATTAAAATAGAAGCAGTTTTTGTATCGGATTTAATAAGAACTCAAGAAACTGCCGGTCATTTTTTAAGTCAATTGACGGATTTTAATGTTAATACACCAATAATAGTATTACCATGCTTACATGAATCAGTTTTTGCTGATGGATTAAAACAATCATTAGGTTTTTTATATGATAATGATAATAATGATAAAGGATATGGTTTTGAAAATTTAACTGATTGTAATATAAAAGAAGATCATATTGAGGGTGATACAAATAAAACTAATATACCATTTCAAGGAGATCGATATAGATGTTATTATATTACAATTAATAACAATAATATACCGATTGATTGGCAAATATATTTAAATTTTTACAATGGAAAAATGCGAGAACCAGAATCATGGTATAATAGCGATAGAGAGCATTGTAGAAATAATCACTTTTTAGGTATGTTTTTTAATTATTTAAACAGCGGTGGTATGTTTATGTTTATATTAAAAAATAGAATAAAGGGGGATTTTTATGGAGGCAAAAAACGAAGACAAACCAAAAAACAACGCGTTATGAAGAGTAAAAAGGTTCGTAGAGTGAAAAAACACAACAAAAAATCAAAAAAAGTAAAACGTAGATCGAATAAACGCAAGGCTTAAACGCCTTTTATATCATATCATATATTATACGATAATAAAGATTACCTTATAATATATATTAAACCATGTCAATTAAAATGATTAATATTGCAATCCCAGATGATGAAAAACTACCGGATATAATTCATACTTTCTCTCCAAAGGAGAATTTCATGATGTTGAAGATAGGCAGTATTTGTTTGAACGAAGGAAGAAATTATGTCGCTAACCTATCTCAAGAAGAAATCTACAAAAAAATAAAAGATGAATCGAAATCTGAAATAGACAAAATAGAAATGAATTTGATGGTCCAGAGAGAAATGTCAAAACAGATGGAAGATAAATTGTCTAAAATGTATGAAGGAATGTATGAAGGTCAAATAGAACAAGCGAATAAACAAACCGAGCGATTAGAATCCACCATTATCTCTCTAAAAGAAAAAATTAAGAGTTATGAGTCAGAAAATGCGGATTTTGTAAAGT